GTTCATGCGCCGCTTCGACGCCCTCTACCCGCGGGTGCCGGCCTGGATTCGGGAGGTGGAGCGGCTGGCCAACCAGCGCTTCGCCAGCGAGGGCGAGCCGTACGTGCGCTCCCCGCTCACCGGCCGCAAGCACGTGGCCGACCCGCGCCGGATCTACGCGCTGGTGAACTACCTGATCCAGGGCACCGCGGCGGAGCTGCTCAAGCTGAAGGCGGTCGCGGCCGACCACGCCGGCCTCGGGGAGTACCTGACCCTGTTCGTGCACGACGAGTTCGACCTCGACGTGCCCGAGGCGGAGGTGCGGGACGTCGCCGCGACCCTGCTCGACGTGGTCAGCGACGACCAGACGCTCAGCGTGCCGCTCACCTGGAGCGTGGAGGTCGGACCCAACTGGGGCGAGTGCAGGGAGCTGGTGGCGGCGTGATGGACGGGAACGCGGAGTACGAGATCGCCCCGGCGTGCTGGGTGATCGGGGTGGACCCGGGCAGGAGCGCCGGCGTGTTCGGCCTGCGCAACGGCCTGCCGGCCGGCTTCTACCAGGGACCGCCCGAGGGCGCCCTGGCCTACCTGGAGAGGCTGCTCGAGTTCGTCGAGCCCGACGGCGGGGACGTGCTGGTCGCGATGGAGCGCTTCACGGGCGGCTCGGCCCGACACACCCGCCAGACCGACGCCCAGCAGGTGGTCGGCGCGGTCATCGAGCTGGCCGCGCGCTACGGGATCCCGGTCGTGTTCCAGAGCCCGGCCGACGCGAAGAGCTTCACCACCAACGACTTCCTGCGCAAGCTCGACCTCTGGGTCACCCCGGCCGAGGTGGGGGCGCCGGACGCCGACGACGTCCGCGACGCCGCCCGGCACGCCCTGCTCTGCCTGGCCACGCACCGCGCCCAGACCTACTGCCGGCTGCTGGAGCGCACCCGCCGGCCCGATGCTACTATTGACTAATAGATCGACCGGACCCGGAGGAACGACGGACCGATGGCCCACGCCACGATCGACCCCGCGACCGGCGAGATCCTGCTCGCCACGGTGTGGAACGAGAAGGCCCTCGCCGAGGCGATCCCCGGCTCCCGCTGGGACGCCAGGGCCGAGACCTGGCGCCTCGTCCCCGCCTGGGCCTCCCTGGTCACCGCGCGCGGCCTGTTCGGCCAGCAGCTCACCCTCGGCCAGGACGCGGTCGACTGGGCCTGGCGGGTCCGTGAGGAGCGCGTCGACCCGGCCATGCAGAAGCGCTCGGAGATCGACCCCGACTCCTGGGACGACCTCCCGCTGCTCGAGGGCCTCTACCCGTTCCAGGCCGCCGGCGTGCAGTTCATGCACGTCGCCGGGTCGGGACTACTCGCTGATGAGCCTGGAGTCGGAAAGACCGTGCAGGTCATGGGCCTGCTGCACGCGGTCGCGGGCCTCGAGCAGGCGCTGCCGGCCCTGGTGATCTGCCCCTCCGGCGTGAAGCGGCACTGGGAGCGCCACGTTCCGAAATGGCTCCCGGCGGCCACGCCCTACATGGTGGACGGCACCGCCGCCAAGCGACGAAAGATCCTCAAGGCCGCGATCGCTGATCCGACCGCAGTCGTGTTCGTCGGGATCGAGGCCATGCGGCTGTTCAGCCGACTCGCCCCCTACGGCTCGGTGCGTCTCAAGCGCTGCCGGACCTGCGACCCGAAGTACGGGGAGGAGGGGCTGTCCACGGCGCGCTGCGAGGTCCACCACAAGGAGCTCAATGACTTCGAGTTCAAGACGGTCGTCTGGGACGAGGCCCACCGGGGAAAGAACCCCCAGGCCCTCCAGACCCGCGCCGTCTGGCACGTCATGCACTCCCCGTCGGTGACCAGGCGCTGGGCGCTCACCGGCACGCCGATCGCCAACCACCCCGGCGACCTCTGGTCGATCATGCACGCGGTGGCGCCCGACGACTTCCCCACCAGGGGCGACTACCTCAACCGGTTCTGCCTCGGCCAGACCACGGCGTTCGGGAACATGGAGTTCGTCGGCATCCGCCCGGACACCCGGGACGAGCTGTTCAGGATCCTCGACCCGCGGTTCCGCCGGATGCTCAAGGCGGTCGTGCTGTCCCAGCTCCCGCCGCGCGCCCGGATGACCCGGCGCACCCAGCTCTCCCCGCAGATGCGCCGGGTTTACGAGGAGCTCAAGCAGGACCTGCGGACCACGGTGGACGGCGGCCTGTTCGTGGCCCCGAACCACCTCGTCAAGAACGCGCGCCTGATGCAGTTCGCCTGCGCCAGCGTCGACGTCGACCGGGTGGATCCGGACAAGCCCAGTACCTGGATCGTGAGTCTCCGCGAGCCGTCCCCGAAGCTCGACGAGTTCGAGGTCGTGCTCGAGGAGCTCGGCGTGCTCTCTCCGAACCACGCCCGGCCGCCGGTGCTGGTGGCCGCCCAGTTCAAGCAGCTCCTGCGGATGGCCGCCAAGAGGCTGGAGAAGCTCGGCGTCCCGCACGCGGTCATCGACGGCGACGTCTCCCAGCACGACCGGGACCGGGCGCTGCAGGCCATGAACGAGGGCCGGATCAAGGTCCTGCTGTTCACCGGGCAGTCCGGCGGTACCGGCCTGGACATGTCCGCGGCCGACGTACTGATCAACCTCCAGCGGTCCTGGTCGCTGATCGACGAGCGCCAGAAGGAGGACCGCAACCACCGGATCGGCAGCGAGCGCCACGAGTCCGTGCTGGTGATCGACATCATCACCGAGGACACGGTGGAGGAGGACCAGATCGACGCGCTGCTGGAGAAGATGCTGCGCCTCGACGAGATCACCCGGGACCGCGCCGAGCTAGCCAGGGCCAACCTCGACACCTCGGCGCTGGACGCCGAAGAGGCGCGCATCCTCCGAACCGACCTGTTCGCGGTCGTCGACGAAGTAACACGGGAGACCGAGTGACGTACGCAGTAGAGACCATCACCGGGGCCGAGGTGGCCGCCGCGCGCAAGCGGCACAAGCTCACCCGCCCCCAGCTCACCGAGATCATCGGGTTCGCGGGCAGGAGCACCGCGCGGCTGACCAACATCGAGCGGCTCGAGTCGTGGAAGCCCGGGGACCGGGAGAGGGTAGTCGCCGCGCTCAACCGGCTCGACGGCGTGCCGGATGCGCCGGACGCGCCGCCCGACGAGGTGCTGTACTTGGAGGACCTCGAGGACGACCCTCCTGAGGAGGACCTCGAGGAGGACACCCTCGTCACGGTGTCCGCTGAGGAGAACGTTGAGTCGCCGTACACCTGGTACGGACCCGACGGCGAGCTCTGGGTCGCTACCGACCAGCGCAAGGCTCCCGTCCTGGCGGAGGTCGATCTCGTGGCCGTCGCCGCCGGGATCGAGGTCCCGCAGGAACTCCTGGAGACGGCGCGCCTGGTGCCGGCGAACTGGGACGCCGACCTGCAGGAGGAGTACCTGCCCGTCCCCGACGAGGCGCACGAGGAACCGCACGCGGCAGCCGGGTTCCCGGTCAGCAACTCGCTGCTCCAGGACTTCAAGCGCTGCCGGCGCCGGTGGTGGCTGCGCTGGTACCGCAGCCTGGCGCTGCAGACCGAGAACTACGTCGGGATCCGGTCCACCGGCACCCGCATCCACGCCGCGCTGGCCGCCTGGTACGTGCCGGACGGCCAGGTCAGGGTCGACCCGCGGGCGGCGCTGGAGCGCGCCGTCCTGGAGGACTGGACGAAGATCTCCACGCTGGCCGAGCAGCGCCTGGCCGACCAGGACCAGATGGACTCGCTCGCCCACGAGTTCGCGCAGAGCACCAACCTCGAGCGGGCCATGGTCGAGGGCTACGTCCAGTGGCTCGAGGAGACCGGCGTCGACTCCGGCCTGCGGGTCATCGCCTCGGAGACCGCGCTCACCGCCGAGTTGGAGACCGCCTCCGGGCGGCCCGTGCGCGCGGTCGGCCTGCTGGACGCCCGCACCTACCGCGAGGTCGACGGCGCGCGGATGTTCATCGACCACAAGTCCGTCCAGGAGCTCACCTCCCCGCGATACACGCTGCAGCAGGACGAGCAGATGCTGCACTACCACCTGCTCGAGTGGCTCAACACCGGCGAGGGCGAGGCGCGCTGCGACGGCGCGCTGTATAACATGCTGCGCCGGGTGAAGCGCACCGCGCGGGCCACGCCGCCGTTCTACGAGCGGGTGCAGGTCGACCACAACGTCCACGAGCTCGAGTCCTACCGGACCAGGATGCTCGCGGCCGTCGACGAGGTCGCCGCGGCGACCGAGCGCCTCGACCGGGGCGAGTCCCACCTCGCCGTCGCCTACCCGTCGCCCCGGCCGAGCTGCCGCTACGACTGCGACTTCTTCGCCGTCTGCGGCCTGTTCGACGACGGGTCCCGGGCGGAGGACATGCTCGCCGCGCTCTACCACCCGGTCGACCCCCACGAGCGCTACCTGGCGCGAGACGGAGCAGCCCTGTGACGACGCCGCTCAGCTACTTCACCACCGACCAGCGGATCTCGCTGCTGATCCACGCCGCGTCCAAGGTCGGCAAGTCGACCCTGTCCGGCACCGCGCCGAAGCCGATCCTCGTGCTGGACGCGGAGGGCTCCTGGCGGTTCATCAACCTGCGCAAGGTGTACTGGGAGCCCACCTCCGGGCCCCCGCCGGTCTACGACGGGACCTGGGACGCCTGCGTGGTACACGTGCGGGAGTGGGGGACGGTGGAGACGTGCCTGCAGTGGCTGCGCTCCTACCAGCTCCCGTTCACCTCCGTGGTGGTCGACTCGGTCACCGAGATCCAGCGCCGCTGCAAGGAGAACCTGCGCGGCGAGGAGGCGATGAAGATCCAGGACTGGGGCACCCTCCTGTCCCGGATGGACAAGGCCATCCGGGGGTTCCGGGACCTCGCGCTGCTGCCCGGCATCAACGTGCGGTGCGTGGTCTTCATCGCGGAGACCCGTCAGTCCCAGGCCGGCAAGTGGGTCCCGTTCATGCAGGGCCAGATCTCCACCGCGCTGCCCTACTGGATGGACATCTGCGGGTACCTCTACCCGGACCGCGACGTGGATGCGAACGGCCAGCCGACCCTGGAGGTCCGCCGGCTGCTGATCGCGCCCAACTCCCAGTTCGAGGCCGGCGAGCGGGTCCAGGGTCGCCTCGGCGGCCTGATCACGGTCCCGCAACCGGCGGCCGGCACCAGCGGCGACGACATCGAGCGTTGGATGCGGGTCATCTTCGGCGTCACCGCGACGTCGATCGAAACCCCGGCGCCGCAGGCGCCCCGAGAGGAAGTCACCCAGTGACGACGATCAACTTCAACCAGGCGATCCAGGACGCGAAGAGCGTCAGCTTCGAGGCGCTCCCCATCGGGGAGTACCGCATCCGGATCATCGAGTCGACCGCGACCACCGCGCAGTCGGGCAAGCCGATGATCAAGGTCAAGATGGAGGTCACGGAGGGCCCCTACGCTCCGCGCAAGGTGTTCAACCAGTTCACCCTCACGCTGGAGAACCCCAACGCGGTGTCGATCTTCTTCCGGCACATGAGGGCCTTCGGGCTCGACGAGCAGTTCTTCGCCGCGCTCGGTGACCAGGGCTCGCTGGACCCCGTGGCCGCCGCGCTGATGGGTCGCGAGGCCTACGTCAAGCTGGGCCACCGCGAGTGGCAGGGCGAGATGCGCAACAACTGCGAGGGGTTCCGGCCGGTTACCGGCGCTCCGGCTGCGGGCGCCCCGGGGGTCCCCGGCGTCCCGAACGTGCCCGGCCTCCCGGGCGTGCCGGCCATGCCTCCCCCGCCACCGATGGCTCCGCAGGCCCCTGTCGCGCCGGTGGCCGCGCCGCCCGCCCCGCTCGCGCCTCCGGCGCCGGTCTACCAGCCCGTCGCTGCCCAGCCGGCCGCCCCGGCTGCTCCGGTGGCCCCTCCGCAGCCGGTCCAGGCCTACGCGCCCCCGGCCGCGCCTCCGGTCCAGCAGGCCCCGACCCCGCCGGCGCCCCCGGTGGACCCGGCCGTCGCGGAGATGACCAACCAGGCGCCGCCGGCCCCGGTGTATCAGGCCCCGGCCTACGCGCCCCCGGTAGCGGCGCAGCAGGCCCCGCAGGCGCCGCTGGCCCCGCCCGCCTTGCCCGTCCAGCAGGCGCAGGTCGCGCCGCCGCCCCCGCCGCAGATGCCGATCTAGGAGGCCGACCGTGTCCGATACGACCCAGTCGGTCAACCACGACGTCTGGACGCAGTCCGCCGCAGACTCGCTGGTGTGGATGTTCCACAACGCGGGCGAGGTCCTCTCCGTGGTGCACCACGACGACGGCACGGTGACGCTCTCGAGGCCGGAACGCTGGCGCTTCGCGCGGGCGTTCCGGACCGCGGACTCGCACGGCTGGCTCGCGGCCCCGGACCTGGTGCCGCCGTTCCCGCCCCCGCTGCCCGGCCCGGACGTGACGCCGTGAGCGAGTGCCCCGCCGTGGGCACCGTCGTCCACTACGTCGACGGACCCCCCGACGATCTCCGGTGCCACCCCGCGATGGTCACCGAGGTCGGCCAGTACGTCACGGTCTCCGCACGGACCACGGTTCCGAGGTCGTTCGACCGCAGCGAGGGGCGCCCGATCCGCGAGGTCCAGACCGAGCAGTGGTGGTACTCGGACGGCTGCGCACTGGTCGTGCCGACCCTGGCCCGCGCGCTGGTCGAGGGGTGCAGGCACGTGGAACTCGACGTGACGGCCGGTACCTGGCATCACGTCCACCCGCAGCACAGTAAGGCGGTACCTCGGTGACGGACGACTACCGCTACGCACCGGGGGACCGGGTCACGATCGTCGCTCCCGACCACCCCTGGTCCGGGATCTCGGGGACGATCAGTGCCTCGATGGACGCCGGGAAGGAGGCGGGCTGGGTCATCGACCTCGACGACCAGGCCGGGCTCCAGTGCTGGGCTCCGGACCGCGAACTGAGAACCGACCGTAAGAACGAAGAGGAGAGACCCCCACCGTGAGCTACGCACTCGTACTCGGCGCCGGCGGCTTCGTCGGCGGCCACCTCGTCGGCCGCCTCGCCAAGGACGGCCACGAGGTGGTCGCCGTCGACCGCAAGTCCCGCGCCGACTGGTGGCAGGACCACCACCTCAGCGCCAGGACCTTCGACCTGATGGACGTCTCCGAGCCGCAGGCCCTGGAGCTGCTGGCGAGCATGGAGCGTCGACCGTTCGACGAGGTCTACCACCTGGCGGCGGACACCGGCGGCATCGGCTACGTCAGCAACAACCAGCTCGCCCCCGCGATGTCGATCAAGGCGACGGTGAACGTGCTGGAGGCGGCAGCGCACTACGGCTGGGGACGCGTCTTCTACGCGTCGTCGGCCGCGGTGTACCCGCGGCACCTGCAGCGCGAGGGCGACGCGGCGGCGCTGCGCGAGCAGGACGCCTACCCGGCCGAGGCCGAGGGCGGCCACGGCTGGGAGCGCCTGTTCGGCGAGCGGCTGTGCCGGCACTTCCAGGAGGAGGGCGGCCTGCAGACCCGCGTCGCCCGGCTGCACGCCGTCTACGGCCCCTACTCCCCGTGGCGCGGCGGACGGGAGCAGGTGGTGACCGCGCTGTGCCGGCAGGTCGCCGAGGTCAAGCTCGGCTTCGCGGACCACGTCGCGGTGTGGGGGGACGGCACCCAAGTCCGCTCGTTCACCCACTCCAACGACTGCGTGGAGGGCATCCTGCGGATCGCGCGGTCCGAGGTGGACGAGCCGCTCAACCTCGGCTCCGCCGACCGGCACACCGTCGACGAGCTCCTCTCGACGATCGAGTACGCGGCCGAGGTGACCGTCGAGCGGCGCTACCTGCCGGACGCCCCGTACGGCGTGCGCAGCCGCGGGTCGGACAACACCCTCATCCGCAAGTACCTGGACTGGGAGCCCGGCACCGCGCTGGTCGGCGGGGTCGCGCACACCTACGCCTGGGTCGAGCACCAGGTGGGCCGGTGGCGCGCGAGCGCCCCCAGCCCGACCCCCCGGAAGGAGGCGGGCGATGGCGAGGCGGCGTGGCCGACCGAGGCCCCAGGAGACGATCCAGCGTGACGAGCGGCTGCTTCAGGTCCTGCGGGAGGTGCCCGACATGACGAAGTACGAGCTGGCCGAGGCGCTGAAGGTCTCGCCCAGCGTGGTCTACCTGGCCCTGCGGCGGCTGCAGGCCGAGGGGCTCGTCCGGCACGCCTCGATCGGCAAGAGGCACTACTGGAGGCCGGCGTAGCCTCGGAAAGGACCGCGTCCGCCCGGTGGTCCCACCCGACACCAGACCTGTCGGACGGACGCGGTCCCAGCTAGTGGACACAGCACTTAACTATGTGCTAGAAAATATCCAGAACGTCGAACGACTAGATCGAGGAGACCGGACCGCACGTGGACACCGTCAGTACCGCCCATCTCTGAGCCCCGCCGGCGTCCGGGAGTCAGCACTCCCTCCCGGGCGTCGGCGGCCCCACCGGATCGAGACCAGTGAACGTCAGACAGGAGGAACCGAGTTGTCGGAGAAACCCAAGGTCAAGCGGAGTAAGGCAGTCATCAACCGGATCGTCGACTACTTCGCCAGGCACCCGAACCAGGTCGTCACGATCAAGATGATCTCCACGTCGACGCGTATCCCCGAGGAACGCATCCGCAACAGCATCAACAGCTTCCGCTACTACAACCGGGAGAACCCGAACCACCCCAGCAAGCAGATCGAGACCGTGATTCGCGGCAACTCCTGGCGGTACGTGGTTCCCGGGCTGCCGGACGCCTCCGAGGCCCCGCCGACGACCCCGATGAACGGCCCGGTGGTCCTCAGCGGACCCTTCTCTCCCCAGGACGCCAACTCGTCGGTCGGGGTCTCGGTCGGCGGCTACGTCCCGAAGGCGGGCGCCGTCGCCCCGACCGAGGCGCCGACGCCGACCAAGCGCGTCTTCGAGGAGGTCGGCCCGGTCGCCGGGGGCTTCGTGATCCAAGACGAGGACGAGGTCCTGTACCGAGCCACCCGGCTCTAGCCGCAGAGGGGGTCGAGTTGTCGGTTGCGGATCCCGCGTACGACGACCCCCGGGACGGGTTCCGGTGGCGCGCGGACCGGCGGGCGTGGCGAGACCACGCCGCGTGTCAGGGCGCGCCGCCGGACCTGTTCTTCCTTCTCGAAGACCCCGACAACGAGGACAGCGCGGAGCCCGCCTACCCGACCGAGGAGCAGAGGGCGTACTGCGGCCGCTGCCCGGTCCGAGACGACTGCGACGCCGCCGGACGCGGAGAGGACTTCGGGGTGTGGGGCGGCCTGACCGCCTACCAGCGCGGCCTGCTCGGGCGCCCCGCAGCGCGCAAGCGCTGCCCGGTGTGCGCGAGCGTGGCGGTGGTGTCCGAGGAGGGGAGCGGGGTCTGCGTCGCCTGCGCCCACTCCTGGCCCCTGCGCGCCCGGGTGACTTGACGCGCCTACCGCGCGATCGGTATGGTTAGTCTACGACCGAGGAACGGAGGAACGATGAACACGAGGACCAGGCCGCACGTCGTCTTCACCCAGCGCGGCGCGCGCCACGCCGTGTACGTCCGGTACGCGCGGCACACGTTCGGCGGCTACCAGGTGCGCCGGCGCGACAACGACCGGCTGCTGGGCTGGGTCAGGCCGGCCGATACCGGCACGGGATGGACCTTCACCGTGCACCGCAGCGCCTTCCGGGGCATCGGGATCGACGACCTCGGGCACTCCCGAGACGCGGTCCCCGCTACCCTCTACAGACCGATCGAGCGCCCCTACCGGCTGCACACCCGCACCAACGCCACCTGGGAGCTCGTCGCCTTCCTCGTCCACCACGGGGCGCCCGCCGTCGGGTTCCCGACCCACCGCGACGTCAGGGTCTACCAGGGAGGTGACCGGTGACCGAGGACAAGATCGCCGACAAGATCGCCAAGCTGCTGCGCCAGGCCGAGGGAACCGACAACGAGGACGAGGCCCGGACCTTCACCGCGCACGCGGCCGCCCTCATGGTGCGGCACGGGATCGACCAGGCCAGGGTCGAGGCGCTGATGGCGCCCGACGACGCGCGACGCGAGGAGATCAGGACCGTCGCCATCAAGATGACCGGCTCCTACCGGGTCGCGCTGCGCAGGCTCGCCTTCTCCGTGGTGAGCGGGCTCGGGACCTGCCGAGAGTTCTACGTGTCGCACCGAAACTACGACGTCTTCTACGTCGTGGGCCACGCCTCCGACGTGGACGCCGCGATGGTGCTGATCACCTCGATCGGCATGCAGTCTTCGGACGCGCTGAAGCGCTGGTGGGCCGACGAGCGGTGGTGGTACGACACGCCCAACGAGAGGTTCCGCGCCCGGCGCCAGTTCCTGATCAGCTTCGGGGAGGGCGTTCGGGACCGGCTCATGATCCAGCGCAGGGGGACCGAGGCCGAGGCCGAGCTCGCCGAGCCGGGGACCGCGCTGGCGATCGTCAGCCGCGCGGCCCACCTGGACGTGCACATGGCCGACCGGCACCCGGACATCCGGAAAGTGCGCTCTCGCATGGTCGGCGACGGGAACGCCAGGGACGCCGGTCGGCGGGCCGGGCGCCTCGCCCGAGTCAACGAGGCCGAGGTGGGTTCCGGGCGCCCCCAGATCCAGTCCTAGGAAGACCGAGCGAAGGGAGATGGAGAGATAGTGGACGGAAGATGGAGGCGCGGGGCGGCGGTCTCGGCCGCCGCGATCGCGCTGGCGGCGGCGCTGGCGGCGTGTCAGGGCCACAGCCCCAACGTGCACGAGACGGGGGTCGTGCAGTCCCGGACCGTGCTGAAGAACGGCACGCTCCAGTTGAAGATCGTCTACGACTCGGACCACAATCTCCACACGGTGGGGTCGGGGGAGGGGGCCGACTGGCCGGCCTGCGTCCCGAAGGCGCACTGGCCGGAGTGCTCCGACGACCCGGGTCCGATCAAGAAGGGCAGCAAGTGAGGCGGGCGGTCGCGCTGGTCGTCGTCTTGCTGGCGCTCGCGGCCTGCAAGCAGCCCGACTCGTTCAACGGGTGCAGCCGGACCCCGGGGCAGTGCGGCCAGACCTCTCGGTGATGACAGCGCGGCGAGTCGAGGTCGGACCGGGTCCCGAAGGACGCCGGTCCGATCTCGCTTACGCGCTGACCCAGCGCCCTTCCCTGATGAATCCGTGGTGCCCGCACCGCTGGCAGAGGATCGAGGGGCTCAGCGTCAGCGGGTCCCAGGACTCCACCGTCCACGTCGGTCGACCGGAGGCCTCGACCCTGCGCTGGACCTCCCCGTCGAAGGTCACCGTGCCGCTGCAGGGCTCGCCCTCGGGGGTCCGGTGGAACTCGATCAGGCCGTACCGGGGCTCGTCGGGGACGCCCTCGTACTGCGGGTTCAGCTCGCGGTCGGGGGCCCAGCCGACGTAGCAGCCGCGCACCCCCTCGCCGAGGTCGTACGGGTCGTCGTAGGTGGCTTCGTCGAGGGTAGCGGCCACGTCGATCAGCTCCTCACCAGTCGTCCGTCGAGGTCCAGGGCGTGCTCCCAGGCCTCGGCCCAGCGCCACGCGTGGTCGCGCAGGCGCAGCCCCTCGGCCACCGCCCGCCCCGCGGCGGAGAGGTCCGCGCGCAGGGCCGGGTCGCCGACCAGGCGCCGGATCCGGGAGTACCAGTCCTTGGGTCGGTCCACCAGTATCCCGCAGCCCAGCCGGTGCAGCCGCTGGTACTCGGCGCGCGGGGAGCCGATCCAGGGCACCCCGGCCGCCGAGAGTTCCAGGATCTTCAGCCACGACTTCGACTGGTTGAACCGGGTGTCGACGAGCGGGGCCAGCCCGATCCCCAACTCGGCGACTCGGGCCGGCCAGTCCAGCAGGTCGATTGCCTCGCGGCAGCCGTCGATCCTGGTCCAGTGCTCGCGCGGCACGCCGAAGGCCTTCCCCAGGTCGTCGGCCAGCCCGAATCCGCGGAACCGGACGCCCTCCCCGACCAGGCGCGCCACGGCGGGACCGACCGCGCTCGGGTCGTCCGGGTGGGAGTGCAGCGCCGCCGGCCAGCCGACCAGGTCGGAGTCCTCGTGCGGGACCCCGTAGTAGTGCCCGGCGAGGTAGTTGGGGAGCACGACGCCGCGCCCGTGCGCCGCGTAACGCTGCTGCAGGGCGGGCGTCGTCGCGGTGACCAGCGAGGCGTCCCGGCAGGCCCGCGCTACGTTCGCCCAGGAGTGCAGGTTCGGCTGGCCGCCCACCGTCTCCTTGGGGCTCTTGGTGGGGTGCAGCCAGGCGAATGCCGGGTTGGCCGGGTGGATGGCGCCCAGGTCGTCGTCGACGTCGACCACCACCGCGTGGCCCTGCCGGCGCAGCACGCCCACGGCCTGGGCGAGGTAGGCGTGGGAGACCCGCTGCATCACCACGACCTCGTAGGAGGGGTCGAGGTTGACGCCGACCACCTCGTCCCCGGCCATGTGCAGCTCCAGGCGGCGGGCGCCTGGGTCAACCACCGTGACGTCGTGGCCGGCGCGCAGCAGCTCCTCGCTCGGCCAGATCAGCCGGTGGGCGCCGCAGCCGTGCTGATCGGCGGGAATGACCAGTACCTTCACGGTGGCTAGTCTACTACGTCTTGAGCCACTGGCCGGTGAAGCTCGGCTGGACCTCGCTGGTGGTGCCGGTGTTGAGGGCGCCGCCGCCGGACTGCCAGCCCTCGACGCGCAGGATGTCCCCGGCGGAGCACTGGACGCGCACCACGCGGGTGATCACCTGCGAGAACTCGCCGGCCCCGAGCTGGGGGGAGGAGTTCGCCGACCCGGCGATGGGCGTGCCGTTGAGCGTGAGCCGGATGAACCGGATCCCGGTCACGTTGGTGGCGAAGCTCACCCCGGCCGACGCCTGCCAGAGCCCCGACTTCGGCACGGTGTATCGGTCGGTGTTGGTGACCGTGGAGTGCCCGTTATCGCTGTCGTTGTCCTCGGTGTTGAACAGCAGCGCGGTGAACGTCGTGTTGTTGAGCGACTGCGCGGCGGTGTTGCGGATGAAGAACGTGGGCACGTTGGTCGCGGACTGCAGGGCGGAGATGTTCGCGTTCTGCGTGCCGTCCACGGCGTCGATCCGAGCGAGCTCGGTCTCCACCTCCAGGGCGAGCGCCTGCATCTGGCTCGGCCCGTTCGGGGGGTCGGACAGGGCCGGGTACGGGATACCGTAGATCGGAGTGACGGGCATCGGGGGTGACCTCCTAGGTCTGCCGGAAGTACAGGCCGAGGGGCTGGAAGGCGACCTGCCCGGTACCGGTGCTGGCGGTGATCGCGACCTCTATCTTGAGCCAGTCCTGGCCGATGAACTGGCTGATGTCGTACGGGCCGTGCCGGGCGACCTCCAGCGCCCCGCCCACCGTCCACTGGCCCACGACGGCGCCCCCGAGCTTGATCGCGTAGGTGGTCGTGTTCGACCCGCTCGACTGCCCCCACACCCCGTCGACCTCGACCTTCGGGTGGCTGGCCCGGATCCGGCCCTCCCACGTGAACAGCGAGGTGGCCGCGATGCTGGTGTACCCGCTGGTGCCCAGCGCCTCGCTGCGCTGGAACTGCGGGTACACCACGATCGGCCACTGCGGCTCGACGAGCTGGGTGTTCAGCGCCACCACTCGCCCTAGCACGAAGTAGGACGTCCGGTAGCGCAGCACGCCGACCACGTCGCCCTCGCGCAGGGCGATCAGGCCGGCCGAGGTGAGCGCCGGCAGGTTCTCCAGCGTCGCGCCGGCTACCTCGATGGTGTTGGTGCCGCCCGAGCCGTTCCAGGACAGGATCTTCCCCTGGTGGAAGCTGATCTCGCTGTCCGAGCTCCCGTTGCGTCCCGCGCTGGCCAGCGAGGTGGTGACGCTGAGGAACTGGGTGAGGTCGTCGGTCCTGCTGCTCACGTGCTCACCTCGATCACGGAGCCGGTCTGCTTGCGGGTGGTGCCGGACATCGGGTCGTCCTGCTGCAGCGGGATGGTGAGGGTCTCGATGACGTGCAGCTCCGACTTGTCCTCGTGGGTGACCAGGATCGGGTCCAGCGGCTCGAGGGCCGGGTTGGGTACCGCGCTGAAGTCCACGTTGTACGGCAGGCCGATGCTGCGCTGCAGCATCGCCACCGCCGCGTCCGAGGCCTGCTGGACGGTGCGCATGAACGCCGAGTAGAAGAACCGGGGCACCTTGCCGAACCGGCCGCCCCACCTGGTGGGCGACGTCGGGTCGAGGTCCCGGGCGACGGCCCGGACCGGCTCGTCGCCGCTGGGGGACTCGCCGAGCGCGACGACCGCGTTGTAGACCCCGTCCCGGTCCAGCGTGCGCCGCAGCCGGATCAGGACGCCGTTGTGGCCCGCGTTCACGTCGAAGACGGGCACGCGGGGGTCGGGCGCCGTCTTCACCTGGAGCCGGCCCGCGTAGTCCCAGTAGATGACCTTCCCGCGGGAGCGGGCCACGTCCAGCAGGAAGCCGTAGCGGTCCTCGTCGGCCACCTGGTCGGCGCCGAGCAGCGTGCCGGCCGCGTTGAAGTCGAAGACGATCGTGGCGGTCGGGTAGACGTCCTGCACGAGCTGGGTAAAGACGTCCTGCACGGACTGGGAGGACTGGAACTGGATCGGTGCCTCCAGCCTGGCGTCCACGATCCCGGACATCCGATCCCGGCACTCCAGGGTGATGGAGGTGTCCGTGGTGCCGTCCTGGTCGACCGAGTAGATGCGGAAGTACCCGAGGGAGACGAGTTCGGAGGAGCCGTCGGCGGAGACCACCACGCCGCGCTGGACAAACACCTCGTTCCCGTACGGGGTGAGCAGTCCGGTCGGCTCGAGCGGCCACATGTCGTTCCCGTTGACCTCCAGGGTCAGGGTGCTCCGCACGTCGGCGGTGGAGTCCATGTGGACCTCGCCGTGGATGACCTGCAGGTCCGTCCCGACCGGGCTCACGCCCTCCTGGTAGGTGGTCAGGACCCGGGCGGTGACGTCGATGGAGTGGCTGCCGCGGACGATGCGGTTGAACGCCGCGCTGACCGGTCTCATCCGGCATCCCCCCTCACGGCACGATCACGTCGGCCGGGGTGCCGACGCTCTGCAGGAGGTCCAGCCAGGTGGCCTTCGCGTTGACCACGTCCTGCCAGGTGGCGAACGCGTTGAGCACGCCCTGCCAGGTGACCGTGGAGCCGACCACGTCCGGACCGGGCGCCGCGACCTCGGTGAGCGGGAGGGTGAACACCCGCCAGTCGTTGTTGCAGGACCGGTTGAGCAGCGGGCGGGCCATGACGACGTCGCCCACCACGACGTAGAGCGAGGGGTACGGGTAACTGGCCGGGGTCTGCAGGAACATCTCGTCGCCGGTGGAGAGCGCGAGGTCCATGTCCTGCCACTGGACGGCCGTCTGGGTGACGACGTCGAGGCTGAGCTCCTTCGACCGTCTCAGGTCGGTGATGGCCACGGGGTAGCTGCGGCCGATGACGTCGAACAGCGCCGTCCGGGCCTTCCTGGTGATCGGCGAGATGTTGGTGACGCAGAAGAGCTGCCGGTTGAGGAACGGGAACCGGATCGACTTGAGCCAGACCCCGCTGATGGCCGGCGTGATGCTGGCGGTCTGCACCAGGTCCGCCGGCTTGAAGTCCATGATCATGCTGCTGGACAGCGCCGCGCCACCCCCGGTGACGAGGAAGGAGCCGGCGGCGACGTTGATCTTGGTGGTCTGGATGCAGTAGTCCCAGACCAGCCCCTGGTCGCTGCCGGTGGTCGTGGAGGGGTCGTCGATCTTGACGCCCACCCCGCCGTCGCCGGCCAGGGTCGTGGTGGAGATCCAGTCGTCGGCCTTCCAACCGGTGTAGAGGATCAACGCGTGGATCGGGCTGACCGCCAGGCCGGCGTAGGCGATGTTCTGCGCGGCCGGGGTGCGCAGGCTCAGGGCGAGGGGGTCGGCGAGGAAGGGTCCCGACAGGTTGCGGAAGCACGCGAGCTGGGCCGAGGTCGTGTCGCCGGAGACGCCGCCGGAGAAGGCGACGGTGGGCGCGGCCTCGCCGCCACCGACGTGGGTCTTGGCGAAGACGCGGAAGTTGGACGCGTTGCCGATCAGGGTGTAGCCGGCGGGGGTCTGCGGGAAGGCCGCGAGGCCGAAGATCGCGCTGGTGAGGACCAGGACGTCGCCCGCCGCGCCGCCGGCCGGTAGGCCCGGGTTCAGGCTGGCGTTGTCCCCGTGCGCGACCGTCCCCTTGGAGACGAAGGAGACGTCCTTGGGGGTGGTCACGCGGTAGTAGTTCACCGCGTCGGAGGTGAACTCGTAGTCGTAGACCGTGATAGAGCCGCCGACGATCGGGGCGTCCTGGCCGCCGCGCACCGTCGTCCAGGTGATCTGGTTGAGGGACTTCTCGACCAGCCCGGTGGTGGCGGTGCCCATCCCGGTGGCCACGATCTTCACGCGGGACAGCGTGGACTCGTAGGTGAGGGTGAGGCTCACCGCGCCCTCCCCGTGCCGGCCAGGGCCTGGCGCCTGGTGTCTCGGTTCTTCTTGACGACGACCCCAGTCACGAGCTGGGTGAGCTCCTGCTCCCCGATGAAGACGTGCACCTCGGGCATGTCTCCGGCGGCGGCCGCGCCGACCGACGAGGCGGCGGCCGCCGAGGCGACGCCCCCGCTGCTGCCGAACGCGCCGACACGCAGCGGGACGTTGGGCGCCCGCACCCCGCCGAACTGGGTGGTCACGTCGCCGAAGAGGCCGCCGAGGGCGGAGTTGAGCGTGTCCTTGCTGGACACGATGCCCTGGGCGAAGCCTTCGACGAGGGCCTGGCCGCGGAACGGCGTCCAGCCCGTGCCGCTGAACGGACCCTGTTCCGCAGGGCTGTGCGGGAACCAGCTCGCCACCGCCTCGACGACCTGGCGGGCCGCCTTCTGGATGAGTAGCTGCGCGCGGGCGTTGACCATGCCCGCCGCGAACCCGCCGACCAGCGCGGTGCCGGCCGGGCTGAGGTCCGCGTTGTTGAAGATCTCGGCGACCTGGATCAGGGTGTCTCGGGACTGCTTGACGGTGATCAGGAAGGCCCGGTTGGCGGCGTCCGCGATCGCCGAGAACGCGCCCGCGCCCTTCTGGGCGACCGCGTCGAATCCGGGGAACAGGATGTTGATCAGTTTGTTGACCGTGTCCCCCGCGCTCCCGGTTATCGCGTTGAACGCGTCCGCCGTCCGCTTGGCCATGCGTTCCGACGAGCCCGACACGTCGTCGCTCGTGTGCGTCGCGACCGCGATGAAGTGGAACAGGCCGCTGTTGAGCTTGTCGATGGCCTCGTTGACCGCGTGGAATACGCTGATCTGAGAGTCGGCTATCTCCTGGGTCATCCGGATCAGTTCGTCCAGCCCGTTCCCGGACAGTAGCTTGGCGACCCTGGGAATGAAGTCGAGTATGGCTCCGAACACTTTCTCGATGACCCCGACGAACTTTAGTACCGCAGTGACTACGGCGGATATCACTATGCGAAGCGGATCGAGTATCCTAAACAGGAATACGATTATCCTGATCACGGGTTCGAGAATCGGAAAGATGACCTTCAGCAGTTCGATGAACGGGGGAAGGGCTTCTTCGACGATCTTTCCCAGTATCTTGACGAATTCTACGAAGGCGTCCAAGATGCCGGGCAAGAACGGAAGCAACGCTTCTACGAACTGCTTGATCACGTCTGCCAGTACCGGGGCGATAGCCGTCAACACGTCGGCCATCGCCTTGAGAATCACGCCGGCCAACTGCGCGAGATCGGGCAGTATGGGGGCCAGCGCGATGATCAGGTCGCCGAAGGCCTTGCCCATGGCGATCAGGCCGTCGATCAGTTTCGGGTCGCTCAGCGCCGTGGAGAGCGAGTCCGCGAGGACGGTCACGACCTTCTCGAGCGTCGGGGCCAGCGCCTCGAGCACGCGCCCCAGGCTCTGCCCGATGACGCTGGCCAGCCGTCCGATCGACGGCAGCGCCGGCGCGATCCCTCGCACCAGCGCGCCGAACCCCTGCGCGAGCGCGGTGATGCCGGGCTCCGCGATCTTGAGCGCGGAGCCGAGGGAGTTGACGAATTCGGTGACCGGGGGACCGAGGATCGTCCCGATGTTGGCCAGGATCGGCGTGACCTCGCCGGCGAACACCTGGAACACGGCCTTCAATACCGGCGCGAGCGCCTGGGCGGCGTCCTTGGCGGAGATCAGGAACTGGGTGACGGCGAACTTACCCGGGTCGTTGGTGAAGAAGTCCTTGAGCGACTTGGTGACGTTGTCGATCGACTGGAGGAACCCGGCCCCGGCGTCGCTGGCGGTGTGGAATATCGACAGGATCGTCTGACCGAGGTTCTTGAATATGTCGATCAGGGTGTGGAGCGTCTCGAGGCCCTTCGCGAAGAACGCGCTGAGCTGACCCGAGTCGCGCGCTCGAGCGATGAAGGCCGAGAACCGCTCGGTGACCGAGGTGATCGAGCTCGCGATGATCGGCAGGAAATTCGACCCGACGGAGACGATGTCCCGAATCGCGGTGCTGAACGCGATTCCCGCCGGCGCCAGGATCTTCAGGGAGGTCTTGGTGTTGTTGAACAGGTTGTTGATGTCGGCGACGGTCTGCTTGGACCCGGCGAACAGGGCGAACGCGCGCGCCCCGTCGTTGACCGCCGAGGCGATCTCGACGAAGTTCTTCTTCACCCCGGGCAGCAGCGTGTTGCCCAGCTTGGTGATGGTCGTGTCGAGGTTCTTGAACAGGGCGTCCTGGACGGCCACCCGGAACTCGCCGGCCTTGATCCCGAGGTCCTTGACGGCGATCGCCGCCTTGCGCGCCTCGGGGGACAGCTTCTCGAGGTCCTTGGCGAACTTCTTCGGGTCGCCCGAGTCCTTGATCGCCTTGCCGACGCCCTGGAACCCGACCGCCAAGGCGCCCAGCGCGACGGTGGTGGAGGCGGCCGCTGCCGGGATGAGGGCGAACGCGCCGGCGAGGTTGAAGGCCGCCCCGCCGAGCGCGACGCCCGCGCCGGCCAGCGCCTGGGTACCCAACACTGCGAAGCTGTCCGTGACGGTCTGGAAGGTGCGCTTGAGGTCGTTGCGGAGGCGCACGGCGAACTCAGCCGTCTGGGGCAGAACCCGGATCAGCGCGCGCCCGATCACCTCCGCCACGAGGTCACCCCGCTCCCATCTCCGTGAGGAAGCTCTGGGAAGCGTCCTCGTCTCCGTACCACCAGTCCGGTGCGCCGGGGTTCTCCCTGCGCAGCCTCTGGCGTGCGGTCGGACCCCTGCCCGGAACCGACCAGTGGGCTACGTCGAGCGTGCTGTCCAGCCTGCGGCGCGGCGCGCCCGGGTCGTCCTCGTCGTGGCCCAGGTTGCGCACCATGGCCGCGTAGATCACGTTGAGGAATCGATCTGCCGGTAATCTGAGGATGTCGATACCTCGGCTGAGGTGGTCGCCGTCGAGCTCGTGCCAGACTCCGGGTTCTCGGACCCAGGCGAGGAGTCCGAGTCCGGCTCGGTAGGGCGTCCGCCGTACTGCTCGATCATCCAGTTGAGCGTCGTCATCAGGGTCTTCAGGCCGATCGGCGCGGCGCTGTTGCTCATGTTGGCCACGAAGCGCTCGGCTGACTCGGCGACCAGGACCGTCGTCATGATGTCCTTGATCGTCTGCACCTGGTCCTCGGGTTTGCTCCCCTCCATGTTCTGGATGTTCGCCAGCACGCCGAGGATGGTGTCGGCGGCGATCTCCCGGACGCCCTCGTAGACCTCCTCGTAGACCCGGAACCGGGGTCCGGGCGGCGGGGTGAAGTCGGGTATGCCCTCGTCGTCGAGGTCGATGCTCACGGTCGCGGGACTGGTCACGTCTGCTCTCTCCCTCCGCTCGTCGGCGGTCGTGGACGACGGTAGCCCGGGTCGGGCCCCCGCCCTCGATAGCGTCAAGAGCTAGTCGACGGCGGCCGCCATCGCGTCGCGCAGGAAGTGGGTGCCGCGCTGGCCGCGCACGCTCGGCGCGAAGATCGTCATCCCGCCGCCGACCCGGAACTTCAGCACGCTGCGGGTCCTGGGCTGGATCGGGAGCCCGGTCGGCCCGTAGACCCCGGTGCCCTCGTGGACGAACCGGGCGTGCCTGGCGGTGGCCTCCACGACCGCGGAGGCCTCGCCCTCGGAGCGGTCGCGGCGCGCCTTGATGGAGCGCTGGAGCCGGCCGGTCTTGACGCGGACCCGGCGCTTCGCTGACGCCTCGACCTTCCTGGCCCGCTTCATCGTGTCCTTGCCCACCACGCCATCGTCGGAGCGGAGCAGGACCTGGAGCTGGACCTCGTCGAGGTCGATCTGGACGTCGGTCACGGGGCACCTATCTCTCCAGCGCGACCAGCAGCCGCAGGTCGGTGCCCACGCAGTCGCCGAGCGGCCCGACCGCGGTCTGCTCCCCGGTCACGTAGTCGACGATCCTCTCGTCCGACTTGAGCGCGCAGAGCTCCTGGGTGGCCCGGTGCAGGGCGTGCCAGGCGTCGTCGAGCAGGACCTGCGCGCTCCCGTCGAGCGCCTCCACACTCGGCGCGAGCGCCTCTCCCGTCGGCAGGGGCGCGCACCGCACCACGTCGAGGTGGATCTCCCCGACGATCCACGGCAGGTCGCAGGGCCCGATCCGGATCTCCCCGGTAGTCACGGAGTCGGCGGGGAAGTTCTCCGAGAGGAAGAACCGGCTGAGCGTGACCGCGAGCAGCCCGCAACTGCAGTCGTCCCACACGACGTCCGCCGGGACCACCCCGGCGCGCTCCACCGCGCCGCCGAGGCTGCCGACCAGCTCGTCCGCGACTCCGGTGACCAGGACCGAGGCCACCTGGTAGAAGGCGGTCGGCCCGCTCAGTTGGGTCACGTCGCCGTCCTGCGGGGTGTCGGGTAGTCGACGGAGTAGGTCCCCGCTCGTCGCCTGAGCCTGTTGGGGTTCCAGGTCGTGAGGAAGAGGTTGACCAGGTAGAGGTTGGTCAGCCCCTGCTTGAGGAGCTCCACCGGGTTGGGGAACTGGAGGGTGGCGCCCTGCCTGATGAGCTGCACGACCTGGGCGGGGATCAGGCAGTCGCCCCCGTTGAACGCCTTCACCAACTGGCAGGCGAGCTCGCCGACGGCCCAAGCGCCCCCCTCGGGGACCTCGACGCCGAATCGCGCGGTGACCGACCAGGTGCCCGCCTTGGTGTCGTCCTTGTTCAGGTCGTTGCACAGCGGCCAGAGGCCGCCGTCGGTGCGGACGAGCAGGCGGTTGTCGTCGATCCGGTAGGAGCCGGTGGTCATGGGTGAGCCGTCCAGGCGAACCTCGACGACGTCGTGCACGGGCGCCGGTAGCCGCACCTCGGACACCACGCTGCACGAGCAGTTGCCGGAGCACCCGCCGCAGACGAGGTTGAACCACTGGCCGCCGATCAGCGCCGGCGTCGGCCAGCTCCCCCCGCCGGCGGTGGGCAGGTTCGACCAGTAGTCACCCCAGGGCCAGGGAGCGTCCCCGCAGTCGCCGCGGCAGGGCCGCAGCTTCTGGGTGCACAGCCCGAACTGGCGCCCGGACAGCGACCAGACGACCTCGGTGGCCACCTGGACGGCCTGCTGTAGCAGGTCCTCGGGGACCTCGGTGATGTCCTTGCACGGGAACCGCGCGGGCCAGGGATCGCAGGGCCCGAACTGCGTGGTCAGGGGGGCGCTCAAGGGCGTACCCCCTTACGTCAGGGTGGTGGGACCGCAGGCGGCGTTCGGCAGCGCCACGGTCGTGATGTTCCACAGCCAGTGGTCCAGGCCGGCCTCGTTCACCACGCGGCCGGTCGGCAGCCAGGTGGTGACGCCCGGCCCGTGGCCCCACTGGTTGGCCGCGGCGTTGGTCTCCGCGACGAACTGCAGGGTGGCCTTGCCGTTCTGGATGGAGTAGGCGCCGACCTGGGCGTTGCCGACGTTGGGCCAGGCGTTGTAGATGTAGCGCTGCGCGCCGGACGGGTCGCAGGCGCCGGACCCGGCCACGCGCTGCCAGACCTCCATCGAGAAGCGGTTGTCGTTGGCGCCCTCCATGAACGCGAAGCCGGTGCCGGTGACGGCGGGGCTCACGGTGTCCAGGAGGCGGGCGTCGAGCACGTAGGCGGCCGCGACCGGGTCGATCTCGCAGTAGTCGACGGTCAGCTTCATCCGCTTGAGCAGCGGCTTGTCCTTCTGGTTGACGCACAGGTCGCCGTCGGCGTTCTTTTCCAGGAACTCCTGGCCGGCCTCGTAGTCGGGGTCCTGGTTCACCTGGACGAAGCCCTTGGTGACGATGCACAGGGCCGAGGCGCCGGTCACGGGGATGCCGCAGGCGTCGACCTTGACGATGCGCATGTGGGTGCCCTTGATGGGCGTCGCGCAGATGCCAGCCACGATGGTCTCCTCCTACGTCACCGGTACGCCGAAGTGGACCTGGGCCGCCACGTGGCAGCAGTCCCAGCCCAGTACGTACGTCCGCTCGGCGATCTGCTGGACGGTGTTGGTCGACCGATCGAACGAGTCGGGGGTCGTGGGCAGGATCCGGACGTCGCCGCGGAGCAGGAACACGGCCCCGGTGGCGTAGATCCAGGCCTCCCCGGCTGCCGCCGTCGCACCGGCCGGGGAGGTGCCCGGGTAGCCGCCGCCCACGGAGACGCGGTTACCCCGCAGGGTCTCCAGGTGCCCGTCGACGACCCGGATGATGCCGTGCATGTCCAGGGTGGGCAGCACCCGGGTCGGGACGTGGACGACCCCCTGGCCGTTGTAGCAGTTGGCCAGCCCCTCCTCGACCAGGCCCAGGGCGGTGGCCACGTCGACCGCGGTGCCGGAGGTGACGACGGTGGCCGCGGACTGGAGCTGGGCGCCCTGCGTGTCGAAGACGTCGGCGTTGGCCGCCAGGTGCGGGAAGGCGATCGGCTTACCGTCCACCAGCCCGGTCCAGAAGGCCCGCTCGACCTGCCAGGTCTCGCTCTGGGCGAGCGCGGCCTGGGCGAGCGCGGACGCGTCGCCGAGCCCGACGGGCGAGCAGTCGAACCGGGTGAGCGGAGTGAACGGCGTGGCCGCCCGCAGCACCTGGTGCACGTTGTGCGTCTTCGGGCTGGGCTCGGGTACCGCGCCGACGCCGGTGACCGCGATGCACTCGTCGTAGGTCGAGGCACCCATGCCGGTCTCCATGCAGCGCGACTGCCAGGTCACGCCGTTCTGCCAGTGCGGGCTCGAGACGTCCGGGGTCTGAACGACGCTGAGCAGCCCGTAGGACGAGGAGGCGAACGACGGCGGCTCGATGATCAGTCGGGGTCCGGCCACCGCTCACCTCACTCTCTCCGCGCTGCCTCCGCCCGGTCGATCTGACTGCTACAGGTTGGCGCCCGTGATGTTGGCCGAGCCGGTGCGGCCGACCACGTTGAAGGCGATCGAGTAGCGCCGGGCCTCGTGGCCGACTCGGGTGACCAGGTGGCACTCCTCGGTCCAGGCCGCGGTGTGGTCGTTGGTCGCGTTGAGCGCGCTGTCCCGGACCACGCCGAGGTCCAGCGAGAGGCCGTTGCCCAGCAGGAAGGTGCCGGCGGCGTAGATCATGACGTCGGCGGTGGTCGGCCACGCGGTCATCGGGGTGGCGTTGCCGAACTGGCCGGAGCCGCGCACCTGCCAGTCGTTGACCCACTGGACGCGGACGTTCAGGTCGGTGAACCAGCCGTCGATCTCGGCGTTGGAGACCTGGTCGGGGTCGATGCCGGTGCGGTGCGCGAGATCCGCGCGGATGACCGACTTCAGCCAGAACGGGGCGACGACCTCGAGGACGTCGTCCTCGCACATGCCGTAGCGCGCCCGGTAGTCCACCACGCCGAGCGAGATGCCGCCGTAGATCTGCTGGTAGGCCGGGTTGGTGGTGGCCGCGAACCCGCCGGTGGAGACGGCCGCCGAGCACAGGCTGAGCATCGTGTTGATGATCTGGCCGTTCATGGCGTGCGCGTGCGCGGCCATCATGAGCCGAATGAAGTTGGCAGTGCTCTCGGGGTAGGCGTCGTCGGCCAGGTTGCCCGCCGTGACGCAGATGCCGTAGCACTCCAGCCGCCGGTCGGTGAACGTCGGGCAGGGCACCCGGATGCAGTGCTTGGTCGGGGAGCCCGTGACGGCCGCGATGTCGCTCGCCTCGGTCCACAGCCACGGGATCGAGTTGACGTTGAACGCCACGGAGAACCCGCCGAACGCCTGGTTCGGGTTAGTCCCCAGCACGTCGGCCAGGGAGGGGGACACCGGGACCTGCACGCCGCCGCGGGACACGCCGAAGGTCGGCAGGTCCACCAGGCCGTCCGCGCAGGCGATGTTGAAGAAGTCGTAGCGGATCTCCGACGGCGCGCACCAGCCGCCGGCGGCCACCAGGGAGTTCTTCTTGTCGTCCGAGGTGAGGAAGCGGAACAGCTCGTCGATCTGCCCGGGAGAGGTCCGGTCGTCCACCGTGTGCGCGAACTCGTTGCGGATGCTCGCCACGAGCTGCTGGTTCGGGCTCTCGTTGGTGACCGGCATCGACCGCGCCTTGCGGCGCACGATCTCGGTGAGGTGCTCGAGGTTGTTGATGCCCTCGCCGCGCGCCACGCCCGGGATGTCCACGCTCGCGGTGACCGTGAGTCGCTTCTCGGGGGCCTTGGTCGCGGGCTGGAAGCGCCGCGCGGCGCTCAGGCTGTCGGTGGCGCGCTCAGTCACCTGGACCAGGCTCCGGCCGACCACCCGGTCACCGAGGGCGGCCACCAGGGCCGCGGTGGCGCCGCGGGCGGCGGCCGCGGCGATCGCCTCGGCGTCGACCGCCCCGCCGCTCTCCCCGCCGAGCGGGCCGGTGCCGCCGCCGCCCTCGCCGCCGTTGCCCCGGTCCATGCGGGCCTGGAGCGTCTGCTGGGTCTTCAGCATCGCGGCGCGCTTCTGGGCCTCGGCCTGCTCGGTGCGGGCGCGCCGGGCGGCGAGCTCGGCCCGGATGCGGTCGGCGTGGTCCGCGAGCTGCATCGCGTACTCGAGCGCCTCGGGGGTCACGTCCGCCGCGTTGACGCGGTCGAACTCGGCGGTGACGGTCGTCTCGAGGTTGGACAGGTCGTCGTCACTGACGAGAGTCAGGTCAGCGGGGACGCTCACAAGCTCCGCAGGCTGGTCGGCCACGGTAGCCTCCGATGGATGAGGGCGTGCGGACGTCCGCGCGCTGCGACTGGGTCAGAGTGTAGCAGTGTTGGATGACGGTGTTATTGGACCCTGCTCGACCCTCGTGGCGATAGTCTCGGCGGACGCCACGAGCTGGCTGATCTGCTGGTCGGAGAGCTGCTGACCCGCGGCCGCGCCCGGGTCGACGGTCCTCTTGTTCTTGCGGCAGTTGCACATCTGTCTCGCCCTCCGTTCAGGCCCCGCGCACCCGCGCGGCGACCCGGTCCATCATCAGTCGCAGGGCCCGGCGGTCCAAGTCGTTCTCGGTGACCAGAGGCGGCCCGACCCTCGGGATGCCGGCGGCCACCAGCGCGGTCTGCACCCCGCTGGCCACGCGGACGGTGAGGTTCGGCATGAGAAACCCGCCGACGTTCACCCCGAGCACCCCCACCAGCCGCAACTGGTTGCCGATGCGCCGCCAGTCGCCGCTCACCCGGCCGGAGGCGCGCAGGTCGTACACGCGCTTGGACTCCGCGTGCGGCCGGATCGCCCCGGCCATCCAGATCCCGTGCTCGTCGTTGCCCACCGCGACGTCGGCGACGACCGCGGAGGTGTCGTCGTAGTGCTCCGCGGCGCGCGCGGCCCGGTAGTGGGACGGCGCGTGGCCGATGCCGACCGTGACCTGGCCGACCGAGACGCGGCTCCCGTCGGCGCACACGACCTCCCCGGTCATGAAGTAGGGGTGGCTGTCCTCGCGCGGCGGGGCGACGCACACGTCCTCGTAGCCGATGTGGCAGTCCTGCCAGTGCGCGAGGTGCCCGTAGACGCGGCCGTCGTCGGTGACCACCGTGCCCAGCGGGACGGTGAGCTCCGGGTTCTTGAACCACTCGCGGGACGGGCGCCACGCGTCGGTCGCGACGGCGGCCGTCACCGCGCCCTCGCCGAGGTCCAGCGGTGGCGGGACCTGGCCGGCGTCCCGGAGGTGCTGGGCCAGGTGCGCGTAGGCCGCGCGGACCTCGCCGACGGTCGAGAGCGTTCCCCGCGTCGAGAGCTTCGCGATCGCGGCGGCGCAGGCGGTCACGTTGGCCGGCCCGAGGTCGCCCTCGGCCAGCTCGTGGTGCGGCAGCAGGCGACCGGTGCCGTCTGCGGCCACCCAGGCGTAGGCGTCGTCCGGGAGCTCGCGGTGCATCTGGATCGTGTAGGCCCAGGGGGCGTCCGAGACGGCGGTCAGGTGGCGTCCGGACGCGGCGACCGCCTTCGCGTCGCCCTCGTCTCCGGTGAGCGCGATCGCGGCCTCGACGAAGGCGGGGATATCCACTAACGTCGCGGCCCTCACCCGGCCGCCGTGGTAGACGGTCTTGAGCGGGCGCCCGAAGAGCATGTTGAGGACGTCGTCGCCCTCGGACAGCTCCCCGCCCTCGGCGTCGGCCTCGGGCCAGATGAGCTCGACGTCGGCGTCCTCGATGTCGTCCGCGTCGATGGAGACGCCGCCGGCGAACCCGCCGGCCAGCCGGCGCCGGATCTCGAAGCCGTCCGGGTTCATCAGGTCGAGGGTGCCCTCGCCGCGCACCAGGGGGCCGTCGCGCCAGGCCCGGTCGATGCGCCCGACGGTGACCGTGACGTCGTGGTCGCCGCCGTGGCTGCCCTCCTTCTGCCAGCGCAGGAGCATGTGGTTCGCCCAGTCCAGCGCGTCCGGCGAGAACTCCCGGCCGTCCCCGGTGGGGGTGCCCTCCACGCACAGCACGCCGGACCAGCGCGCCGCGTAGTCCATCTCCTCGTCGCTCATGCACGAGCCGTCGGGCATCTTGTGGTAGCCGGGGGCGCAGTCGCCGGACTGCGGCGCGGCCGCGGTCACGACCTCGCCCTCGGCCTTGAGTACGTCGGGCACGTCCTCGCCCACCTCTCCGTAGTGCGAGCGCAGGTGGGCCTTCGCCCGCGCCACGGCACCGGGGTCGTGTCCGCTGACCTGGTTGAAGCGGGAGGCCGCGGCGTGCAGCCCGTTGACGTTCAGCGCGCCGCCTGGCTCGTGGTGGGGCAGGAAGCAGCGCTCCTTGACCGTGCCGTCGCCGGGGTCGCAGGCCGCCGTCGCCTTCTTGTACTGGTCGTCGCTGAACCGCGAGGCCGCGCCGTTCCACGGCGCGTCGCTGGCGAAGTCCCGGCCGGCGAAGTGGTCGGCGTCGTCCGCGCAGTCGACGCAGCCCCCGTTCGGCCCCTCGTCGGCGACGAGCTCCGCGATCTTCGCGTCCGCCTCGGCTTCGTCGGCGAAGCAGCCCTCGAGCTCGTCGGTGCCGTCCTCCACGACGGCCCACGGCTCGTCAGTCGGACAGTCCCCCGAACCCTGCACCTTGTGCCACGGCACCGCGTCACCTCCCGCTGCTGACCGGATGGTAGCAGCCTGTGATCCGAGTCTTCCCAGGTCGAGATCGCGCACGTCGCCGCCCATGGCGAGGCGCAGCCGGTCGAAGGTGATCGGCCCGAGCCGCTGGACCAGGTCGTCGAACACCCCCGTCACGGAGTAGGCGATGCAGACGTGCGGCTGCCAGGGCGAGTGCTGGGTCGGCAGGGTGGGGACGAGGTTCTCAGTGAGCTCCTCCACCGCGCCGTGCACGTCGGCCAGCGTCGGCCCGGCGCCTTCGCGGTCGTCGCCCACGTTGAGTACCCAGGCCGGCTCCGGTCCCGTCGGGTTCCAGTACGCCACCCCGAACGCGTTGGCGACGACGGGGCCGCCCGTCTCGGCGGCGACCTCCTGGAGGTAGCCGAACAGCGCGTCGGCGACCTCGGGCGCGATGTCGACCGCGTCGCCGAGGTAGGCCAGCGTCAGGTGCAGCTCCTCGCGCGGCTCTCCGCCGGGCAGCGCGAGGCGGTCGAGGTCTGCCTCGCTCGGGACCAAGGCGACCATCGCGCCGACGTGCTCAGCGGTGTCGGGCACCGTTCACCGCCCTCGGGGTCCCCTCGACGGTGTCGACCTCTCGGGGGAACACGCGCGTCCCGATGACGAGCTCGCCGGTGTCCGACAGCCGGCACTCGTAGCTGCCGGACGTGCCGGGGTGCGCGGTCACCCCGCGAGACGTCACGTGGGTGAACGGGCAGGAGAAGACGTGCGGCTCGCACAGCAGAGGGTGCCGGAGCTTCCAGCCGCTGACGCCGAACTCGATGACGTGGTCGGTGTTGGCCTGGAGCACGGTGAGCGCGTCGCGGGTCGACCCGTTGAGCCGCTTGCCGGGTGCCTGGGGTTCCGCGTCTTTGCTGACCGGGGGCGCTCCCGGGTCGACGGGCTCGACGGGTCGCGGCTCCGGCGTGACCGGGTTGGGCGGGGTCTCCGCCCCGGGCGCCGGCGCGGCGCCGCCCAGGGGCTGGAAGCCGGTGAGTCCCTGGAGGGCGAGGAACCCGACCTGTGGGTTGACCGCGAGTCGGCGCAGCGCCATCTGGGTGAGCTCGTCGTCGGTGGGGGCGTCGTCCTCGTCGAACCCGGTCTCGCGGCGCAGCGCCTTGCCGGAGATCTCCAGGGACTGGTAGGCCTTGAGGGCGTTGGCCGACCGGTCGGGGCGCACCTGGATCTCGGAGGTGTCGTACCAGACGATCCACTGCGCCCAGTCCTCGACGCCCTTCGCGCGCAGTCGGGGGTGCAGGTAGCTGGTGGTCAGGCCCCCGCAGATGACCTCGGCGTCCGGCGCGATGTAGGCCTTGATCGCCACGTCCTCGAGCTGCCAGAGGCCCCAGTGGTTGACCTTGCTGGTGTCGAAGAGCAGGTCGGCCGGGACGTTGAGCTGGGTCGCTAGCTGGTGGCGGGCCGAGTCGCGCTTCTCGATGATCCGCTCGTCGAGCTTGAGGGTGAAGTCGATGTGCTTCACCTTGTCGACGTATTCGCCGGGCAGGCGCATGGGGATCGGCACGGCCGCAGCCGCCGTACCCGGGGTCTGGATGGCCTGCTTGGCGGTCTCGATCCACTCCGCGATGAAGGGGTCGGGGGCGTCCTCGAACTCCGGGCGCACCGGAAAGGTGATCTCGTCCGGCAGGACGATGATGCCGGCCGAGGCGAGCCGAGACAGGTACTGGGCCTGGATGTGCCGGTTGACCAGGCTGAGCTCGCGCAGCGCGGAGCGCGCGGCCTTGGCCGGGGCGTGCGGGAGGTGGCGTACCCGGGGGTGCGGGTTCCAGATCCTGGTGACCATGTGGTCGGCGGCGAGCGACCGCCAGATCAGCCGGCCGAGGCTGGACGCGGCGTCGTCGACGATCTCGTACTCGCCGTCCCGGGACCTGCCGGCTCGGATCTCGTCGGTGGAGCGCACCTGCCAGGTCGTGACGCCGCCGACGGTCTCGCCGACTACCCACGCCTCCGCGCAGACGTCGAGGAGGGTCGTCATCGTCCGCATACCCTCGGCCTGTCCGATGATGCCGCCGAAGAGCTCGTTGACCAGGTCCGCGGCCGGGCCGCTGTCCACGATCTTCGGCTCGTCGGTGTCGGGTTGCATGCGCGCCGCGCGGAGCCGGACCCGGGACATCATGCCGGAGCGCCAGCTCACGGTGGTGCTGAACTCGCCCACTTCCTCGAAGTAGGTCCAGAGCTCGCGCTGCCAGTTCTCGTAGGTGGGGACGAGGACGCGCTGGCCGGCCTTGACCGCGTTGGTGACCAGCGCGGCGGAGGTGAGCACCTCGGGCGCGGTCGGGGAGGTCGACGGTGCGCGGCGTCGCGGCTTCGTCCAGTGGGGTCCGAGCAGGCGCCACGCCACGGTAGCCTCCCTAGCGGACGAAGAACTCCTCGAGGTGGGACACCCACGCGGCGGCGGCGGCGACCGCGCCCCACGCGAGTAAGGGTAACGGTAGCCCCACCGTAAGATCGACTGCTGCGACGACGCCGGCGGAGACCCACACCGAGGTGCACCAGCAGCACGACACGAGGTCGCCGATCCACGCGGGGACGATCTTCCACCGGGCCACCCGGTAGGGCTCGGAGAGGGTGGGCTCGTGTCCGGTGAGGCGCTCCCGGACCCAGGCCACCGGCGGGAAGGTGTCCTCGACGACCAGGCGGGTGATCCGGTAGGTCGCGAGCGTCATCAGGACCAGCAGGAGCGGGAGGGACACGTCCGGGCTACTTCGCGCCGGGGATCATGGACGTGGTGCCCCTGTCCCCGGTGGTGCTGGAGAGCAGCGACGTGAGCAGGGAGAGGACGGCGGCGCCGGCGCCGACCTCGAGCGCGGCGGTCCAGTCGACGTGCAGGATGTGCACGGCGCCGTCCGCGCCCCACAGCAGGAGCAGGGTCTGCGCGACGGACTTGATCGCCCTGTCGAGGGCGCCCTTCCAGAAGGCCAGGGTCAGGTAGTCGTTCACGTCGTGCTCCTTCGGTCGTGTCGGTCAGACGTCGAAGCCGAGCGCGTCGAGTGTCTCGGCGAGGGAGTCCAGGTCGGTGAGCTCGATGCCGCGCGCGGCGGCGAACTCGGCCAGCGCGGCCCGGGTCCGCCGGCCGCCGACCCCGTCGTAGGGGCCGGGGTCGTGTCCGGCGCCGGTGAGGGCGCCCTGGACCAGCGCGATGGCGTGCGACGGGTAGCCGTCGTTGACGGCGTTGTGGATGTGGATCGTGCTGAGGCGCTCGTTGAGGCGCGGGAGCTTCTCGGGGGCCGGCGGCTGCTCCGGCGGCAGCGGCGGCGGCGGGGCCTCCTCGACCTCGAGGCTCGGCGTCTCGAGGACCGTCAGCTCGATCTCCTCGACGGGGCGGGGAGAGACGCCGGAGGGGGTCGTCGGCGCGGCCTCGGGCTCGGGCGTCTTGGCGCGACTCGGGGCGCTGCGGGGGGTACCTCCGGCCATGCTGGACCTCACTTCACTCGACGCTGGTTCGATAGTCTACTCGACGGCGGCGGGGGCACCACCGGCTCGACGCAGCGGCTCCCCGCCCGCCCGTCCGGGTAGACGTACGGCTCGAGCTGCTGGCCCTCCGGGCAGGGGGATCCGGCGGGTCCCGGCGGTCCCGGCGGTCCCGCCGCGCCGCTCGCCCCAGGCTCCCCGGGGGAACCGGCCGGCCCCGCCGGACCGGGCTCCCCGGCGGCTCCCTGCGACCCGGGGTCCCCCTGCAGGCCGGCGGACCCGGCCGGTCCCGGCGGACCGGCGCCGCCGGCGGGTCCGGGGGGACCGGGCAGTCCCGGCTCCCCGCGCGGGCCGCTCGGACCTTCGGGTCCTGGAGCCCCGGGCGCCCCCGGCGGTCCGGGGATCCCGGCGGCCTGCTGGCAGGCCCCGACGCGGTGCAGCTCGACGGCGGCCGGACCGCCGTTGGCGCAGGCCTCGGTGACGCGCTGGGCGAGGGAGGCCTGGTCCTGCTGCGCGACGTGCGCGGTCTGGACGGCCTGGAAGACGAGGTAGAGGATGCCGGCGAGGAGCAGGAGGGCCAGAATCCCGATGACGGTCTGGGACCGGTGTCGAAGCTGGTAGGGCGCGTCGCCGGCGTCGCGACGGCGCGCCGATCTCGGATCTGTCACGGCGGTCCTCCCGCCTGCAGGCGGGTCAGTTGGTACTCGGCCTCGGCGGCGCGACGCCGCTCGGTCGCCACGGTGTACTCGGCGGTCAGCCGCTGGCTGCGCTCGGTCTGGACCTCGAGCTCCAGCACGTCGCAGCGCTTCTCCAGCTCGGCGATCCGCTCTCGGGAGCGCTGCTCGACGTCCTGGATGCGCTTCTCGTAGCGCTCGTCGTTGTTCTTGATCGTCTCGCGCAGGTCGGCGACGATCTCACGGTGCTGTGCGCGGTCTTGGCGGTTGGAGTTCAGCAGGTAGCCGATGACCCCGACCAGTGCGAGCGCGAGCCCGCCGGCGAGTCCGAACTGGGCTAGATTCACTCACGGTACCTCCTCCCTACGAGATGACTGAGCGGACGACGGCCAGGCCACCGAAGTTGCCGGGGGCGCGCAGGGAGGTCCCGACCAGCCTCTGGTGCCAGCCGGTCCAGACCATGGCGTCGAGTCGGTCGGGGGAGTAGTCAGCCTGGTCAGGGACCCAGGTGCAGAGCTGGTCCTCGAGCTGCTCATAGCGCCCGACGTGGTGCCAGCGCCCGCGCGCGGACAGGACGGACACCGGCTCGGCCCGCACGCGCTTGCCGCGGGAGGCCCGGGTCTCCCGGATCGGAATGGAGATTCCCATGACCTCGGCCGCGCCGGCGATCGTGGAGATCGCCATGTCCCCGCCGAAGTTGATCTCTACGACGATGTCGTCTGCCTCCCAGTCGACCGCGGCCTGCACGGCGCGACGCCCCCAGCCGTCCGGCGAAAGGCTGCAGGTCTGGTCGGCCAACACGTAGCCGTGCGCGAGGCGCTGGGCCTTCCCATTGGCGATGGAGTCCTCGAAGGCCTTGCCGGCGACGATGATGCCCTGCTCTCCGGCGCCGCCGGACGGGTCGACCCCGACGGTGATCCGGACCAGCGGCGGGGACTCCTTGAGCCGGTACTCGTTGAGGTCGTCGCGTTGCCAGAGGGCGTGCACGTCCTGCTCGAGGATCTCGGCGTAGAGCTCCTGCTGGCCGATCTGCAGGCCGCCGTACTCCTCGTCCAGGGCGGCGCGGACGTGCGCCTCCAGGTGCGGGTTGTCGTCGGTGGTAGCGTGCGTGACGACGACGTTGTGCGGGGTCTGCTTGATCAGCTTCTTGATCAGGGCGCGCGGTTTCGGGGTGGTGCTGGCCACCCAGTGCGGCCGGGGACCGCTGCGCAGGCCGAAGCGCATCTGCTGCCAGCTCGCGTCGAGGTAGCGCCAGGCTGCCAGTTCCTCTGCCCAGATCAGGCAGTTGGAGACCAGGATCCCGTTGGCGAAGAACTCGTGGTCGTACTCCACGGACAGGTCGTAGACGGGCTGGACGCGGTCCTCGTTCACGCAACTCGCGACCTCGTCCAACTCGGTGAGCGAGTCGCCCGGTCGCAGGAGTTCGGCGGCGACCCAGCGTCCGCTCACCAGTACCTCGTGGTCCCCGGTCAGCTCAAGTTCCCGACCTGCCCGCGTCGTCAGGCGCCAGGTAGGCTTGACCCCGGTCTGCCCGGCTCGCCGCACCGTGCGGAGCCCGTTGCGGGTCCAGACCTGGTCCCCCATCCGGACGTCCTCGATCGGGACCTCGCCGGTCTTCGTCCGGACCAAGGTGCCGGCCGCGAGCGAGGTATTGCCGCCCGCTCTGAGGCGCTCTACGTCCTCCTGGGAGTGCGCGCCGAACATCTTGGCCTGAGAACCGTTCTGCCAGCGAACCACGGTGCCGCCGGTGGTCTGCAGCAGCCGCGCGTTCTCGTCGAACGAACCCAGGCCCGAGGGTCCCTGGAAGCAGGCGGTGACGCCGTCGCCGAGCGTCGGGGCGATGATGCCGACCCAGTGCGGGACTGGTCCGGGCAGGCAGGGAGGCCCGTGCACGTGGGCGGAGACGTAGCGCGCGGCGGCGGCCGTCTTGCCGGCCCCGCGGCCGGCGTTGAGCAGCCAGCCGTACCAGCTACCGGGCGGGGGGACCTGGTGCGGCTGGGGGCGCCAGGTGGCCGGGCGGAGCTGGTACATCTCCAGGTGCCGGGCGACGGCGGCGGCGAGCTGCCCCACGTCCACCTGGTCACCGGTCACGGAGGTGAGTCTAGGTCACGTCCTGGAGGTCCTTGATCACGTCGAGTCCGTGGTCCCGGGAGCGCCGGTCGGCTCGAGAGCGCCGGGCGTACCTCACCAGCACGCCGACGCAGGTCAGGAACGCCCCGAACCACAGGACCGAGGCGAGGAGGTCCCAGACGACCGCGCTCACCCCTTGCGGCCCGGAGTGACGTAGGTGACGTCCGGGAAGCGAGTGACGGTACCGAACGGGTCGATCACCACGCTGCCGGCAGGATACGTCTGGCGGAGTAGCTGAGCGTGCTCGGTGGCGATCACGTAGACCCGGGGACCGAACCGGTCGAGGAAGTGCTGGAGGGACTCCTCCCGGTCGAGGACCGGGTCGTAGACGTTCACGCCGACGCCGCGCTCCTCCAGGAGCGAGACCAGCAGCAGCGCGGGCGAACCGTCCGTGAGCGGGACGTCCGGCTTGTAGGTCAGCCCGAGCACGACCGCGGACATGTCGGTCTGCTGGATCCAGCGCACCGCGAAGTCGGCGATCCAGCCGGTCTGGGCCTCCCGAGCGCGGATCAGGAACTCGTTCAGGGCCGTCGAGACGCCCAGGCGCTCTCCCAGCGCCGCGAGCGCGATGTTGTCCCGGGGATGGCAACCCCCGCCGTCGCCCATCCCCGCCCTCATGTACCGACCCGAGGTGATCCTCTGGGTACCCATGACCAGCGCGTCGGTGACCTCGTCGACGTCCGCGCCGGTACCCTCGCAGATCTCCATCAGGGAGTTCGCGAAGACGATCTTCATCGTGATGAAGGTGTTGTAGGCGACCTTCGCGAGCTCGGCGCTGTCGATCGACATGCTCGCCACGGGGGCGTCGTGGATCTCGGAGTAGAGCTCGTCGATCACCCCATGGTCGCCGTCCCGGTCGGTCCCGTAGATGACCATCTCGGGCCGCGTGAAGTCGTCCACCTCGGTCCCCATGGCGATGAAGAACGGGTGGTAGACGAAGGTGACGTACTCGTCGCCCAACTGGCGCAGGTACCGGCCGAAGGTACCGGGGAGCACGGTAGACACGACCGCGACGGTGACGTGCTTGCGCTGGACCCTGGCCGCCAGGCACACCTCTCGGACGGCGTTGACGAGGTAGGCGTACTCGAAGTCGAATCGCTGCTCCGGAGCCACCCGCTCGCCGCCGTACAGCGGCGCGTGGGGGGTCTGGACCGCGACGTAGACGACCTCGTCGGTGAGCTTCACGACGTCGGCGATCGACTCGACGAGCTCGACGGGCCGCTGCCCGGCCCAGACGTAGTCACCCGGGTCGGTCCCGCGCAGGTCGTAGCCGTAGACCACGTGCTCGCCGTAGTACTGCAGGGCAGCGGCGCACGGTGCCCCCAGCTTGCCCAGCCCGACCCACCCGACGTTCGCCATGGGGCGTCCCTCCTACCCTCGGTAGAGCCCCTTGAACGGTCGCCCGTCGCGGGTCTCGAGCGCGATCAACTTGAGGTCAGGGTAACGGACAGCCATCACCTCGGGGGTCAGGTCGTCCTGGAGGTGGCGCTGGTGCTCGTTACCGTCCTCCGCGCCCTGCGGGTAGAGGTAGGGGACGACCACGAGGAGGCTCGCGCAGCGCGCCGCTAGGCAGCGCAGCGCGTAGCCGGCCTCCTCCGCCTCGAGGTGTTCCAGGACGTCGCCAAGGATCCCCACCTGGTAGAGCTGGGTCCAGCTAGGCCTGCGGACCATGTCCGACACGTCGGCCACGTGCACCATCCGGTAGATGTCGCGTAGGGCGTAGCGGTTGACGCTGGGCTCCCAGACCTCGATCGCGTCGAAGTCCCGGTACTCGGGCAGCAGCCGCGCGTACTTCCCCTGGCCGGCGCCGACGTCCAGCAGCACGGTCTCGGCCGGGTCGTAGCGCATCGTGATGAGTTGGCGCACCTGCAAGCCGGCCCAGTCGTAGACCTCGCGCCAGTCGACGTCTACGTCAGCCACGTCGGGTGCTCCGCGAACCACTCGACCGTGCGCCGCAGTCCGGCGTCGAACGGGGTGAGCGACTCCGCGCCGTAGTCCCCGTACAGGCCGTAGGAGTGGTCGTAGCCGGGGCGCGAGACCGAGGCCTCCACGAGGTCGATCCTCGGCTCGACGTCCAGGAGCTTGGCCACCTGCTGCGCGAGATCGAGGTTATCCACGTAGGCCGCGCCGAAGATCACCTCGTGGCTCAGGTCGTCTGTTTCGGACTGGGACACCTCGATGAGCCGGGTGGCCACGTCCCCGACGTAGACGTAGTTGCGCCCGCCGGGCACGCCGTCGCTGACGTGCACCGTCACCGGCTCGCCGGCCAGCATCAGGCGCACCAGGCGGGGGATGAACGCGAGCTGGCTCTGCCTCTCGCCGAACATGTTCACGCTGGTGAGCACGGAGACCGGCACGCCGAAGGTCGTCGCCCAGGCGGCGCACAGGTCCAGTTGGGCGGCCTTGGACGCGGAGTATGGGCTGGACGGCCGGTGGTCGTTGAGCGTGGACGGCGAGTGGGGGCCGAACACCTCGTCGGTGGACAGGTGGGTGAACCGGTCGACGCCGAGCTCCCGGGCGAGCCCGAGCACGGTGAGCTGGAGGTCGACGTTGTTTCGGACGAACGACTCGGGGTCCCGGATGCTCTCGTCGACCGAGCAGCGCGAGGCGACGTGGATGATCCTGTTCACCCCGTTCAACTGAAGTAGCTGAAGTGGGGACATCGGCACGGTCAGGTCGTGCGTGAGCTGCGTGTAGCAGAGGTCGCGGCGGCCCGAGAGGGCGTGCAGGACACGGTCGGCGGTGCCGTTGCTCCGGAACGACCCGACGCCGACGACGCACGGGGGGTCCGGTACCCGGAGCTGCCGCTCGAGGACGTGGCTGCCCACGAAGCCGGTGACGCCGGTGATGAGGACTCGATCAGACACGGGACTCCCAGTTCTTCGGGCCGTAGGACCACGGATGGTAGAAGAAGTCGCGGTGGGCGACGTAGGGCGCCTCGGCGGTCAGTTCCTCGGCGGTCGGCGGCGAGACGCTCCCGAGCTGCCAGGTGCTGTCCACCGACGACGACCGGTAGTAGTACATGACTCTGTCGGGCACGGCCTGCTCGGTCTTGACGAGCCCGCGCATCTGCTTGACCCAGGCCACGTCCTCCGGGGGGCTGCCCTCCCGGAAGTCGCACTGGAGCGCCAGCGCGCGCCGCACGGGGTTGAGGTGGCTGACGTCTCGGTAGTAACCCGCGTCGTCCTCGTACCAGGAGCCGTACCTGACGCTGTGGAAGGTGGGCTTGAGCATCGCGCCGTCCCGGACACACTGCATCCGCCAGCCGACCTGGTCGGGCCAGGACTCCAGCGCGCGGACGACCTCCTCGACGAAGTAGGACGGGACCTCGTCGTCATCGTCCACGAAGGACACGTAGTCGCTCAGGACGTAGGTGACCAGGGCCTGGCGCAGCTCGCCGAGGGCGCGCTGGCCGCGGTTCCACAGCGCGCAGACGCGGACCCGCCCGTCGTAGGGCTCGGTCTGGCGCAGCAGCTCGTCGCGCAGGACCGCGAACCGACTCTCGCGCCGCTGGAGGGTGGGGACCAGGATCGTCCAGGTCGGGTCTTCTCCGATCACGACGGGACCTCGATTCCCCGGTGTCGCAGGATGGCCGCGCGCAACTTGGTCACGTCGGCCGCGCGCTCGCCGGCGGTCTCCCGCCAGATCCGGTCGCAGTCCTCGACCCGGTGACGCTCGAGGCGCTCCTGGTGAGTGAGATCCAGCTCGCCCTTGCCGGCGACCGGGTGCATGTGCTCGGTGAGCACGTCGGGCAGGTAGACGCGTCGGCCCAGGGCGTCGGCGACCTCGGTGAGCCAGAGGTCGTTGTAGTCGCTGGCGAAGTGCGGCGGGACGAAGTACCCGACCGTCCTGACCCAGTCGCGGTGCAGGACGCCGTGGGTGCCGATGCGCTCGTGCTGGAACCCGTCGTCGCCGTGCACGAAGGCGATCCGGTCGGAGTACTGTTCGAAGGCCTCGGCGAACCGCACGTCCCATCCCTGGGTGCGGAAGACGATGTCGTCGCCGCACTGCATCAGCAGGTCGTGGGTGGCGCGCTCGTAGCACGCGTTCCACATCCGGGAGAGCGTGATCCGCTTTCCGAAGACGACGGCGGTGGCGGCGTCGTACTGCGCGATGACCTGGTGCGTCTCCCAGCGCCGGGGGTCGTCGTCGTCGACGTAGAACACGAACTCCACCGGACCCTCGCAGAGTTCGTAGGCGGACTCGAGCAGCCGCTCGACGCCCTCCGGTCTGCCCCGGGTGGGGACCAGGACGCTCACCATCTGTCGTTCCTTCCGCTGGTGTTCCTGCCGTGGTGGTGCCAGGTCCAGGTGCGCTGCGGGACGTGCCAGAACCGCGCGCCGACCTGGAGCATGTCCCGCCAGCAGCCCCAGTCCTCGCAGTGCTCGTTGGGCCAGCGCTCGGTGCCGGGGATCGGGAACCCGTCGACCTCCTCGAGGAGACTGCGGCGCACCAGCGCGGTGATCGGGACGAAGTTGCCCGCGGTCATCAGGTAGTCGCGCTGCTCGGGCCCGAACTCGACGCCGAAGGGGCTCCGCAGCACGCCGTTCACCGGTACCGCGAGGGGGTCGTCGGCCTCGGGGAGGTGGAACCAGCTATAGACCAGGTCGGCTCCCTCCCGGTGGTCCAGGAGTACCTCGAGGTGCTCGGGCATGAGCTCGTCGTCGTCGTCCAGGAAGGCGATCCAGTCGGTGTCGGCGCGGCGCCAGGCCCGGTTGCGGGTGGGCGCCGCCCCGGTGCGTCCGACGTCGACCTCGACGTGGATCTGCTCAGGCAGCCGGGTCTGCTGCGCGACCGTGCGCAGGGCCGCCGCGAGCTGGACGCGCCGGACCGGGATGGACGGTACGCAGACCGCGACGGTGCTCACCGGCGCACCCTACGAGGCAGGGGGCGGGGGTCGTTGAGGGGCAGGTAGACGCGGCACCCGCAGGGGGTGATCTCGTTGAACCGCACCCGCCGGCCGTCTTCGACGTCCAGGTTGGACAACCAGAGCGCGCCGGCCGGCCGCTCGCAGGCCGCGCAGCGGACGTTGCCGTGCAGGGGGACGTGCAGGGCCACGCCGTCACCCGGCCCGCTGGACGGAGAAGCCGGAGACCCAGTCCGTGCGGAAGGTGATCTCGCTGTAGACGCCCTGGATCCAGACCCTGATCGTCCGTTCGGGGACACCGCCGTCGGAGAGCGGCGCGGTGTCCAGCCACTTCCGGAACCCGACGTGGACCTCCTCGGGGGTGAGCGGCACGCCGTCCAGGACGCCGATCCAGTCCAACTGGACGTTGCGGTAGCCGGCTGGGGAGAACGTGATCGAGTAGCGCGGACCGAGGGCGGAGCGCGCTGCGGACAGCCGCGCGCCTCGGAAGACGCCGCTCTCGGCGGGTCTCGAGTCGAGCAGGGCGGAGAAGAGCTTGCAGAACATCGTCGGACTCCCTTCCTTCGGTCTGGCGAGAGGTCGCGGCGACCCGTGAGGCCACCCGACGGGCCGCCGCGAGCTTCCTCGAGCGCCGATCGCGCAGGACGCGTTCATGTCAGGAGGTAGACAGCCGCCCTTAGCCTCCCGAACGGCCTTTGCGCCAGAACCTGGGTCACGCAGCGACGGCAACGCTTTGACGCATCGACGCTCTCTCGGTGTGCGAGTCGACGCTAGCACGGAACCAGCCCCGGCGGTAGATTAAACTCCCGCCAGGGTAGCGAGTCCGACCGCCGCCGCGCCGACCAGCGACCGCCCGGCGACGCGCACCCAGCGGCGCGTGATCGCGGACTCCTCGCTCTGGGTCAGGGCCAGCAGATAATGCGCGGCCAGCACCGGCAGGACGGTCAGCCGCGGCTGGCGGCAGAGGTGCCCGTGGCCCCCGTGCCGGACCCGGCGCCCCGGCGCCAGGTAGGCCCCGAGCGCCAGCAGCGCGCCGGCCAGCTTCCAGGTGACCCTGGGGCTCAGTCGGGAGTAAACGGAGTGCGCGATCGCGGTCATTTCCCTTCCTCTCTCACGTCGTCGGTCTGCGGCGTCCCGGCGCCTCGCCGGGCCGCCACCTTGTAGGCGCTGGCCGCCTTCGTGCAGGGCCAGCACCGGCACCCCCAGTTGTTATACGTCGTCATCAGCGCGTGCCGCTCCGGCGGGACGGGGGCGACCAGCCTGCCGTCGACGAGGACCCGCCGGTTGAACCGCCCCCGGCGCAGGTCGCGGTGCCGGGCAGTGTTGCCCTCCCGGCACACCCGGCAGTGGCACCCGTCGTTGACGTAGGCCCGCTGGCTGCCGTGCTTGGGTTCGCTCACCGCACGCGCCTCCGTCCTGGTCATTGTTAACCTACCCGTCTGCTAGTCTACGGGCAAGATCTCCGAGGTCTGCGGAGGCGGTGAGTCGGTGGCTACCGGGATCGACCTGTATCAGCGTTATAACGACGTCACGGACTGGAACGCGCTCGCGGCCGCCGTCGACTTCGCCTGGATCAAGGTCTCCGACGGCGGGGACCAGCCGGTCGTCCACGCCGACGCCTACGTCACCGCCTGCGTCGCGCACCAGATCCTCTGGGGCGGCTACCACTTCGCCGAGCCGGGCGACCCCGTCTCCCAGGCCCTCGTCTTCGTCGCCCAGCTCCGCCGCCTGGGGTTCGCGCTGGACCGGGGACACCTCGCCCCGATCCTGGACATCGAGAACGGCGGCATCCCGGTCGCGCAGCGCCGCCCGTTCGTCCGGGCGTTCCTGGAGACCGTGCACAGCGCGTTCGGCTGCCGGGTGGGCACCTACTCGTCCACCACGTGGCTCACCCAGCTCGACGTCGACTCCATGCCCTACGACTGGGACGTCACCTGGGCGGCCGAGTACGGCAACAACGACGGGAGCCAACACCCGATCACCCACTACGCGGGTAGGGTTGACGCCCACCAGTACACCTCGCGCGGCACCGTCGCCGGGGTGTCCGGCTGGGTCGACCTGTCCTACGCCGCAGACGTCCGAGTATTGGAGGCAGCCGCCGTGGCCGGAGAAGCCGACGCCGAAGTGGTCTGGGGCCAGCAGAAGCTGTACGCCCTCCCGCAGAACCCGACTACCGCGCCCGTGTGGCACAAGAGGTTCGCCGACGTGGTGATCGACGGTTCCGGGGCGTCCCAGCGCACCGAGTCCGCCGTCACGGACGTCAAGGCCATGCTGGCCACGGTGCTCGCCAACCAGAAGGACGACCTCTCCTCCGCCGACGTGCTCGCGCACCTCGACGCGTCCTTCCACGCGCTGGTGGCCGACGACGTGCTGCCGGCCCTCCAGGCGATCAAGGACGCGATCGCCAGCGACGCGCACGCGGAGGCGGACGCTATCGTAGACGCGCTGGCCACGCGGCTGGCTCGCCCCGCGCAGTAGCGCCGACCTCGAGGGGAGGTCGCGATGCCCCTTCCCCCCGGCATGGCCACCGGCATCGTCTCGTTCGACTTCGAGCGTGCCGACGGTGCCCCGGCCATCCTCGGCACGGTCCACCTGGTTCCCACCGGCTACCGCCAGGACCTCGGCGTGATCGTGGTCCCCGAGGCCCTGACCATCGCGGTGACCGGCGGCCCGCAGGCCAAGACGGTCGCCGCGACGACCGCGGCGTGGAAGTACGCGGTCACCGAGGACCTGGGGACCAAGCACCGGCGCCGCTACGTGATCGACGTGCCGGCCGGCCTGACCACCGACCTCTCGACCGCCCCGCACCTCGAGGCACCCCTCTCATTCGTCACCGTGGTCCAGACCGTCAACGGGATCCGCCCGGACTCCGCCGGCAACGTCGACGTCGCGGGGGGCGGTGGCGGAGGGGGCGGGGTCGCCTCGGTCACCCCGGCCGACGCCACCATCCTGATCACGAACACCGCGACCAACCCGAAGGTCGGCGTCGGGGTGATCCCGGAGTCCAAGGTGACCAACCTGGTCGCGGACCTGGCCTCCAAGGTCCCGAACACGCGGTCCGTGGGGGCCGGAACCGGCCTCTCCGGGGGCGGGGACCTGACTGCGGACCGGTCCCTGGCCGTCGTCTACGGATCGATCGCCGGAACCGCCACCCAGGGCAACGACCCGCGCAACTCCGACGCCCGCGCGCCCCTGGCGCACTCGCACGCCGAGTCTGACGTCACCAACCTAGTCCCCGACCTGGCCGGGAAGATCGCGGCCGCGATCGTGGACGTCGCCGGGGACCTGATCGTCGGTACCGGACCGGACGCCGTCACCCGGTTCGCGGTCGGCACCAGCGGGCAGGTGCTCACCGTCGACCTGAGTCAGCCGTCCCGGTTCCGATACCAGGACCGGGTGCGCAGCGCCTACCCGTTCTCCGGGGACGCGCTGATCGCCGCCTCGGCCGACCTGGACAACTTCCGAGACAACAGCCCCCTCGGGGCCGGGGCCGGGTACGCCCGGATGCTCGTCCCGGCCGGCAAAGCGATCACCACCTGCTGGTCAGCGCTGCACGCCGCCGGCACGGTAGGCGCCGGCGGCGAGAACGGCTTCGCGATCTACGACGACGCCGGGAACAAGGTCACCCAGACGGTGTCCGACGACAACCTCTGGACGGCCATCGGACCGAGGTCCAAGGCACTGCCCGCGCCGGTCGCCGCCCAGGACGTCGACCGGTTCGTCTACCTGGGGCTCCGGGTAAGCGGGTACTCGGTCCCGCCGTCCTTCCCGTTCATGCAGGGCTCCTCCAACGCCGGACTACTCGACGGCGGGTTCGGCGGCGGACACCGCCGATACCTCACCACCGGAGGGTCCTCCTGGGCGGCCACCATCGACGTCGTCGCCGGAGCCAGCGGGTCCGGATTCATGCCCTTCATGGCCATCGCCTGACGCCGGCGGGAGGCCGTAGCGCTCGCGCACCGCGTTGACTTCGTCGAGGTGCCGGCGCCACCACCGGTCGTTGCGGTCCATCTCCTCCATCGAGTAACAGAGCCCGGCGTGTACGAGATGGGCCCAGCACATCTTCCTAGACTCTGGCTGCCTACTACTGCGGAGGTATCGATACCGCCACCGCGCAGTTTGCTTGCACCGATAGCGCTCGCGTAACTCAAGATCGTAAACGGCCTTGAGGGGCATCCTCGACCAGCGGTAGGCCTCGCATTGCCCGTCGCCGTCGTCTCCTAGGTACCTGACGTGAGAGACCAACTTGGCGACCTCCTGCTGCCAGGTCCACCTCCTGTTCGGTCTTCCCCTCACTTTTCGGTAACTCATTCCTACGCCCCGAGCTTCTGCCAGCCCGCAGCGACGCGGATCGTGTGCAGGTACTCGTCGCCGATGAAGACCAGGAGCTGGTCCCAGGTGTACGAGGCCGTGACCTGGCCCGTGACGAACCAGGCGTCCCCGACCTTGAGCGCCGCGTAGCTGTACCAATTGTTCCCGTTCGCGCCCGTGTTCCTGTAGCACTTCCGGAACCGGATCACCTTGGCGTCCGGCTCCTTCGGGAGCGCCTCGATCCGGACGACCTCCGCCGCGAGCGCGGCCATCTGGCTCCGCAGGACGCTCGCCGTGGGCGCCGCAGGCGGCCGAACCCCCGGTACCCGGACCCTGAAGTAGTTCGAGACGAACCCGTACACCTCGGCATCGTGGTCTGCCATCTCTCCCATGACTTCCTCCTCCGTTCGTTCGGACTTCCTACACGTACGGTCGCCAGTCGCCCCGCGCGTCGCGGTACCACTGGACGGCCGGCCTCCCGCGCGCCTCGCCGGTGACCCAGCCGGCGAACTTGATCAGGCCCACGACCATCAGTCCCATAGCGACGATCGCCGCGATCACCGTCCACTTGAGGACCAGCACTCCCAGCTCGAACGCGCCACCGACGAGGCCGCTCAGCACCCCGCGCCGCCCCACCTGGACGACCTGGGCCGCGTAGCCGCGCCTCATCGCCGAGGCTCCTCGACGGCGAGGGCGCGCGCCCGCCTGCGCAGGCTCCGGACCTCGGCCACGAACAGCGCGACCCACAGGGGGAAGCTGCCCAGGCCGACCGCGACCGCCGCGCCGGCGACCTTCTCCACCGCGTTCACGTTCCTCACCTCCTCCGCAGGATCCACCACACGATGACGAACACGATCAGCCCACCGATCAGGACGGACGCCGGCACGATCCGCAGCACATCGTCCAGGGTGACCGAGTCGGCGCCGTCCGAGGACGAGCTCACCGACTCACCCGGCCGTCGGTCCAGTACTCCACGTGCGCCCAGAGCGAGTCCAGGGTCTGCGAGGCGTCGAACAGCCAGCCCGCGACGCCGGGGTCCAGGTCGAGGACCCGGCACGCCGTCTCGAACACGCCGAGTTCCTCGCCGTCGGTGCTCCCGACCCGCTGGACCGCGCAGAGCTCGCGGCCGCCGTCCGCCCTGTCGTGGACCCAGGCACTCTTCGCGGGCTCGTACCCGTTGAGCAGGCACGTCCAACCCGCGAGGCAGGCGGTCGTCCCGCACGGGGTGTCGGTCGTGATCCACATACCCTGGTCGTGCAGGTCGGGGTTGTCGGTGACGAACCGCATCACCTGCTCGAGGCGCTCGAGGTTCACGCCGTCACCGAGCCCGCGTCCAGCAGGCGGCTGACCTCGCCGTCGGTGAACTCGTCGGCGAGGCGCCAGAGGTCCGTGAGGGTGTTCTGTTCGTCGAACAGCCGGGCACCCTCGTCGGGTGTGAGACCGAGGACCTCCTCGGCGACGTAGGAGACGTGGCGAAGCTCCTGATGGGGGTCGTCGGAGCGATACACGCCACGGAAGAAATCCGGGATTTCCGGCGCGTAGTGTTCCACGTACCCGTTTCGCAGGACGGCCCACCCGGCCAGGCACGCCACCGTGCCGCAGTCCCGCTTCTTCAGCCAGAAGTTCTGGTCGTGCCTCTCGGGGTGCGCCGCCAGGAACGTCAGTACGTCCAGCAGCCGCTCGGCATTCGCCACCTCGGTCTCCCTTCCTCGTTCTCGTCCGGTCTCCACGATCGTACGCTGAGCTAATCTACCGCGTCAAGCGCCCTTCCGCGCCACCGAGACGCGCTCCGCGATCAGCGCCTTCGCCAGCGGCACGAGTAGGTCCCGGGGGACCCGGACCACCGCCGACCCGTCCGAGACCCAGACCGAGCCGTCCGGACCGCGGTGAGCGAACGTCGTCGCCCCCGAGGCGACCGGCGTCCAGCCCTCCCCCGTCACCGGGGCGCTCACGAGTCGGCCCGGTAGAACTCGAGGTGCCTCGCGAAGTCCGAGCGCTGCCTCTCGGTGACCGCGCCCTCCGGCGCGCGCCGCGCGCCGCCGCTGATCACCTCGAACGCCAGCCACAGGACGGGCAGCGTGTTGCTCGACGCGAACAGCAGCCCGGCCCGGTAGTCGTCCAGGCCCAGCAACTCCTGGGCGATCTCCGAGGTGACGTTGGCCGTCCTCCACTCGCCCTCGACCAGCACCTGGGGCACGGTCAGGTACTGGCCGCTGGCGTCGAAGTACCAGGGGGCGACCTTGACGCGGTACCCCTCGCGCAGCACGACGTGACCGGCCAGGCATGCGGCCGTCCCGCACTCGGTCACGGTCAGCCAGTCGCTCTGGTCCCACTCTCCCGGGTGCGCCTGGATGTGGCGCAGCGCGCCCTCCAGGCGGTCGAGCTGCTCCTCGGTCGGGACGACCGACTCAGTCTCTGTCATGTTTCCGCACCCTCTCGTCGTTGACCGCCAACCACCGCGCGGCGGGGGACCACCAGCGGTCTCCGACGCGCTCGGACGGCTGCCGCAGGTCGGCCCAGGAGGGCATCCTCTCGGGCACCCGGATCCGGTCGGACCCGTGGTCGCCGGCCCACTGGGCGGAGAGCTCCCACAGCTCGCGCAGCGTGCGCTCGGCCGCGAAGAGCTGGTCGCCGAAGCCGGTGGGGACGCCCAGCAGTCGCGACGCCAGCGTGGGTATCGACCACGTGTGCTCCTCGTCAGCGAGCGCGTAGATCGCCCGCGCGGTGACGCGCGACTCAGGCGGCCAGTACGGCCGGGCGCCGGCCATCAGGACGATCCGGCCGCTCAGGCAGGCGGCGGGTCCCTCCCGGTAGCCGTGCGCCCGCGTATCCAGCAGGTAGGAGGTCTGGGTCCAGAGGTCGGGCCGCGCGGTGACGTGCCGCAGGGCGCCGACCAGCAGGGCGACGTTGAGTCGCTCGTAGTGCGAGGCGTGCTCCGGGTAGGTGAGGGGAGTGAGCCGGTCGGTCACCGGGACACCTGCCTCTCGACCACCGCGAACATCAGCCCGATCAGGAGCGCGAGGCCGCCGAGCGTCAAGAGCGTCGAGACGGTGCGCAGCCGGTCCGCGCGGCCCTTCCCGAAGCCGATCTTGAGCATCGGGGGCAGGTCGGCGAGCACCCAGAGCGCGCCGAGCATCGGGAACACGGCCAGCGCCGGGACGCGGACCGCCGTCTCGACGGTGGCCGCGAGCAGCAGGGCCGCCAGCGACGCGACCAGGGCGGCGACGACCCTGGCCGCCCAGCGGCTGACGGGCACGCTCGTATGGACGTCTCGCCCGATCGCGAGGACGACCGCGCACACCAGCACGTCCGCCCCCACGTAGGCCACTCCCAACGTCAGGGCGAGGGGGGTCAGCCAGCTCACCGGGTCCCCCGCTCCACCTGGTCGAGGTAGGCGGCCACGTGCGCGACGAACGTCGCGGGCTCGGCGGGACGGTCCACGTCGCTCACGGTCAGGTCCGCCCACTCCGGCAGGTCGGCCGGCACCTCGATCAGGCCGCCGCTGAACCGGGCCGCGTGTTCCCAGAGGTGGCGCAGCGAGTTGGAGGCCGCGAAGAGCGCCTCGGCCTCGAGCCAGCCCAGCCCGATCAGGTGGGCGGCGACCGTAGCGATGCCGCTCTTGAAGGAGCCGTCACCGTCGCGATCGAAGAGGTCGTCGCCGTCGCGATAGTCGTCCAGGCGGCCGAACATGACCGCCATCGACTTCTCCGTCTCCGGCATCGGGACGTAGGTGTCGGTGCCCCGGTCGTAGTAGTGCATCGGGATCCACCCGGACAGCTCGCACCCCGCCTGCAGCGCGATCCAGCCCGCCAGGCACGCCATCGTGCCGCACGGGGTGCGCACCGCGTAGTACTCCTGCACCCACTCGCGCGGGTGCTCCGTCACGTATTCCAGGGCCGCCCGGAGGCGCCCCGCCTGCTCCTCGTTCACCGTTCCTCCTCTTCCTCGTACCGGGCCGCCCAGCGGACGACCTCCCGCGCCCGCGCCACGTACGACGGGTCGTTGTACTCGCGGCAGCGCCCGCTGGGGTGCGGGATCGCCGCGTATTCGATGCCCGCCCACGCGCGCCGCCGGAACCAGGGCGCGTCGGGCGCCTCGAGAACGTGGGCGAACGCGTCGGCGACGCGCCGCCCGCACAGCACCAGCCGGACCGCGGGCTCGCCGACCGTGCGCCACCGCCAGTAGAGCGCGCGGGCGGAGCCCCGGGCCTCGACCATCCGGAACTTGCCCGAGCACAGGTTCGCGCGCACCAGCCTGCCCAGGTAGGCCTCGACCGGCATGCCGGACATCGCCAGCAGCCGGCCGCCGGCCGAGCCGGGCGGGTGCGGGAACATCGGCATCGACGCCGAGGTGCGCGGGCCGGGCGCCATGCCGACCACCACGCCGGGCACCGGCACGCCGGCATACTCCCGCGCCACCCGCTCGAGGTCGGGCGCCGGGTCCAGGAACGTCTGGGCGTACCAGGTCTCGGCCCGGGACAGCAGCACGGCCCGGGGGTACGTCCCCTGACCGGCGCCCAGCAGGGCACCTCGGTCGTCCTCGTGTCCCTTCCAGAGGCCAGCCGCCGGGTCGTCCCCGAACATCTCGACGCGCTTGCGCTCGATCGTCTCGGCCGCCTCGTCGGACTCGCTCACTGGTAGAACCTCCTGAACTGCACCATGACGTGCCACTGGCCGACGCTGACCATCAGCCCGCAGATCGTGCGCCAGGACGACTCTCCCTTGAGGACCGGGGCGCCGTCCGGCATCGCGTGCATCACGTTGAGCCCCCGGTAGAGGCACGGGTGCCGGCAGTGCCGCTCCCAGACCAGCCAGTGACGCCCGTACTCGCGGCCGCTGCGCGCCCGGGGGCTCACCCGAGCACCTCCAGGATCCGCTCGGCCACCCGGTAGGCCTGGACGTCCGCGTCGAGGTCCCAGGTCTCGACCGCGACCCTGACGCTATGCGGCAGCTCCAGCACCCACTGCCCGTCGCGGGACCCCTCCTCGACGGACTGGAACGAGATCCGGTCGCTCACGTCGGCCTCCCCCAGGCTCCGCGCAGCGTCGCCGCGTACTCCTCCTGCGACGCCATCGCGCGCTCGAGGCAGTCCGCGACGTCCAGCCCGAGGTCGTCCATCCAGCGGCGCGCGGAAAACATCAGGTTCCCCAGCTCTTTGGCGACCTGGGCCATGTCCGGCGCCCGGCCCTCGCCGAGGGCGCGGCCCTGCCGGCTCAGGTCCCCGGAGACCACCGCGACGCACTCCGCGACCTCGCGCAGCCCCATGGGCTCGCGGCCCCAGATCCGGCGGGCGGCCCAGAGCATCTCCGCCATGCCCGGCGGCTGGTCGCTCACGTCGACCACTCCTGGCTCCGACCGGCGAGCACCTCCTCTAGGGTGACGATCCCGTATCGGACGGCCACCTCGCCGAAGCGGCGAGCGCTTCTGCGGGAGTCCCGAGAGCAAGCGCACGGCGCGTCGCTGTCGTCAAAGGCCGGGCAGTAGGCGCTGCGTCCCGCAGGAAGCAGCAGCTTGTCGACCGCCCAGGACCACAGGAAGTCGTCGTGGTATCGCTCGCAGAGCTCCGGGGTGACCGTGATCGCCTCCGTCCCCAGCCTCTCCCGGAACAGGTCGCGGTAGTCCTCGCACGCGCCCAGCGCCTCCAGCAGTTCGACGGTCACCACCGCGCTGACCTCTCCGTCGTTCTCGCTCATCACTCGGCTCCTTCCTCGATCGGTTCGGGCATCAGCAGCAGCTCCACGGTCAGGCGCCCGTCCCGGCGCGTCGGGTTGACGTCGACCACCCGGTAGTAGCGGTCCGGTTCGCCGATGCCCGGCACCCGGGCGCGCACCGGCGACTGCTCGGGGCGGCGGAGGTCGCGGTCGTGGAACGACTCGTCCAGCGCCGCCGCGAGCGCGTCTCCGGCGACCACGAGGCCGCGCAGCACGCCGTAGGCGTCCAGCGGCTCGAGCACGTCGTCGAACAGGCCCTCGCGCGCCCCGCGCGCCGCCTTCACGTCCTCCCAGCGCCGGTACCGGGCTGACTGCGTGGCAGGCGGATGCTCGACGCGCACGCGGCCGGTCGGGGTCGCGGAGGGGGCGCGCACGCCGCCCGGCATCCGCCGGAGCTGCTCCCAGGTGAGCGCGTAGACGGTCTCCTGGCCGGCGGCGTCCAGCCGGAGCCACGTGTTCCCCGGGCCGCGCTTCCAGGTGGCCGTGAGCGTGTCGGCGGTGAGGATCCAGGACGGGGGCGGGGGGAGCGGCGCGCCGGCCGCCTCCGGCCCAGCGGTCGCGGGATCGGGCTCGTCCAGCCACACGTCGTGCAGGCGGACGAGCTCGTTCCAGGATCGCTCGAGCTCGAGCCTGGGCTTCCCGGCGTTGACCGGGTGCCAGAAGTACGGCCGGACCGAGTCGCGCGTCCAGCGCCGGTTCCGGGTGCGGACGACGGTCACCGCGAGGTCCGGGCTGGAGGCCGCGGACCCGAGCGGGAAGTCCGGCGGCCGGTCAAAGGGCGCCGAGGGGTCGTCGCGCCGCGCCGTCACGGGGTCGCCTCCCCGACGGCGAGCGCCACCTCCGACAGCGCGTGCGGGGGGTCGAGGTCCAGCACCACGACCCGCTGGCGGGCCGAGTACGGCACCGGCGCGCCGGGCGGCGACTCCTCCGCCCCGACGCTCTCCTGCACGACGCGGCGCACCTCGTGCACCTGCCCCGCGTAGCGTACCCAGAGCGGGACCTCGGAGACGCCCTCCAGCAGGCCGCCCGGGAGCCCGGTCAGCGCGCCGCTCAGGACGTGGGCGGTCATGCCGCCGCGCTGGACCCGGGCGGACGCCGCGTCGTCGGGAAGGGACACCAGTACGGCCCCGACCAGCTTCTCCAGCGCCCAGGCGTGGTCGGTCTCGTGGTCGCTCGAGGACCAGCGCAGCAGGGCGGCGCGCAGGGCGGCCAGCGAGCCCACCAGGCGGTAGCGCGAGCGCCTCGGATCCGGGGGCGGGATCCGGTAGGCGTCCACCCCGGCGCGCTGGGCGAGGGACCGCACGTCCACCTCGCTCAGCCGGCGGTGCGCCAGCACGTCCACCTCGACCGCGTAGCGCGGCTCAGCCGCGCTCACGGGGCCACCGCCCGCAGCAGGGCCGCGACCGCCGACGGGGAGCCGGTGAACTCGTGCGGTCCAGGGAGACTGTGCCCGATCCGCGTCAGCGCCAGGCCGTACCAGGAGGCGAGGTCGTCGGGCCGGACGCCGTCGGGCAGGACCAGGACGGCGACCGCCGCCGGGACCCGCACCGCGTGGCGCAGGCCGCTGCCCAGCAGGGCGCGGTAGGCCTCGAGCAGCTCGGCCAGGTCCCGGAACGAGGCCGGGTCGTCGACCAGCGGGAAGGGCTCGAAGTCGGCCCCGTCGGCGGGCTCGAGCGGCGCCTGCGGGGAGAACACCGCCTGGTCGTGCTGCGGGTCGCGGTTCCCGTCGCGGTCCCAGGCCAGGCTCCAGGCCATCCCCGGAGGGGGCGGGTGCTCGCGGTCCACGGCCGCAGTGGCGGCCCGGACCACCTCGAGGTCGGCCTCGTCCTCGATGCGGCCGGGGTGGACGCGGTACTCGTCGGTCACGTCTGTTCCTCCTTCGCTCGTTCGGTCTCTCGTCTCGTCCGTCACGATCGACTCCGCGCGTCGGCCAGGTACCGGGCGACGAGTGACTTCTGGACCGCGCTCACTGCGACCTCCCGGGGACGCGGTCCAGCGCGCGGCCCGCCGCGTTGCGGGCCCTCCGCAGGTCGCCCAGGGAGGCGTGCCCGGTGAAGAACTGCGAGACGACGGCGTGCAGCTCGGCCAGCTCCTCGCGGAAGTCGGGCCGGTTGGCCCCGGCCGGGCGCGCCCGCTTCGGGTCTCGGGTCAGGCGCTCGGTCAGGGGCGCGAACTCCCACACCTCCGCCCAGGACGAGGAGTCCGCGTCCGCGCGCACCGACTGCCCGGTATTCCACTCCACGGCCCACCAACTCCCGTCCCGGCGCCGCCAGACGTCCCCGTCGCGGTCCACGACCTCCAGACCGTCCTCGCGGGGCTCCGGATCCCCGGCGCCCCAGGTACGCGGCGCGCGGGGCGCCGAGACGCCCGGAGGGTCGGGGACCTCCCCGCGCACCACCGCCCGCCGGGCGCGCAGGCCGGCCTCGCTGAGCAGGTAGCAGCCGGTCCGGGAGCCCTCCTCGTCGTCGAGGAGCAGCCCCCGCCGGATCAGCGGGTTCCGGGTCGTGGGCGGCACCCAGCGCCGCCCGTCGACCGGCCCCAGCAGCAGTACCCCGCGCTGGACGGCGGAGAGGTCGGAGTAGTTGGAGACGACCGCCGGCGTCGCCGACGCCACGGGCGCCGCCTCGTCCGGTGTCCGGTACGCCCGGCACGCGCAGGGCGCGTGCGGGTGCACGTAGCCGTAGCCCTCGTGGCACTCGCACGGGCAGGGGTCCGGGGCGGCGCCGAAGTGCACGCCGACGGCCCTCAGCACCCGGACCACGCGGCGCGCGTCCGCGACCGGCACGATCCAGAGGTGATAGGCGCCGGAGAGCTCCTCCCAGGTCCAGCGGCGCCTCGCGCAGGAGGCCTGGCCGCACTGGCAGACCCAGGCGCCGTCGCCTCGGGACCGCTTGAAGAGCCGGTAGCGGGTGCGCACGAAGCGCACGTCGTCGTCGGGTCGGGCGTCCCCCCGGCGCGGGAAGTCGGGGTCGCCCAGTGCCTCGGGGCCCAGCTCGCGCACGTCGACGACGGTCACGTCGGTCATCGGTCTACCTCCTCGGTCTAGGTAATCGACGCGGCGCGCCGGGTCGCGAGCCGCACCTCGCGGACCTGGCTCAGCGGCACGGCCAGGTCGTAGGTGCCCCGGTCCCGGGTGTCCACCGTCAGCACCAGCAGGTGGGACTGGTGGAACGGCGCCCGGGCGGCGCAGACCAGCCTGCCCCGGTACACCAGGTCGGCGGCGGGGCCGCCCCGCAGCGGGGAGTGCACCACGTCCACCGCGCTGCCGACGAGGGGCCGCACGGCCTCGAGCCGCTCCTCGGGCGGGAGCCGGAACAGGGCCGGGTCCGGGCGCCGGGCGCTCACCGGACCTCCCCGGCCCGGTCTAGGGCGGTGCGCAGGCCGTCCAGGCACCCCGCGCCGCCCAGGAACTCGCGGACCGCCCAGCGCAGGTCGTCGAGGGCGGCCGCCGGGTCCCCGGCGCGCTCCCGCGCCAGCGGGCCGTAGCGGACCACGTCCCGCCAGCCCCGCGGGGCGCCCGCGTCGCCGTCGCGGGTCCGCAGGTGCCAGGTCCCGCCCAGGCGCTCCCAGCGGTCGCCGTCCGCGTCGCGCAGCACCAGGCCCGCCTCGAGCGGCTCGGGGTCCCCGGCGGAGAAGGAGGTCCGGAGCGCGGACGCCGCCGGAACGGCGAGGGTAGCCGCCCCTATGAGAGCCGCCCGCACGCGCCAGCCCTCGCGGGTCGGCTTCCAGCCGCCGTCGACGGAGTCCCAGTCCAGCAGGCCGCGGTCGGCGAGTCGGCACGCCGCGTCGGGGGAGGGGTGCAGCGCGCCCAGGGCGTCGGCGGGGCCGAGCAGGGCGGCGCGGTCCGCGTCGTCCAGCGGCGGGTCGGGGGAGACCTCCACCGGGAAGCGGCGCTCGGCCAGCATCCCCAGCACGGCGTCCAGGATCTCGTCGACCAGGGGCTCGCCGCCGTCGCAGCGGTAGAGCGCCGCGTCGCGCACGGGACCGCGCAGCGCCTCGCGCAGGCCGTCGCGGTCGGGGGCGTGCAGTCCCTCAGCCACGGCCCTCCGCCTCCCCCAGCGCCCCGGCCAGCTCGTCGAGGGTCGCCCCGCCGCCCAGGAACTCGCGGACGGCGGCGGCCAGGTCGCCCGGAGGGCCGACGGCCGGGGAGGGCGCGGGGACGGGCCCCGGGTCCCCGTCGGGCAGGTAGGCGCCGGAGGCCCGCGCCGCCTCGTAGGCGGCCCGGTCCCGCAGCACCTCGCCCTCGACGCGCAGGTCCATCTCCGGGTGCCGCAGGTAGAAGGCGTGCCGCAGGTGGCGGCGGTCGTCCGGGATGAGGAAGGGGTCGGGGGTGCCGGCGGTCCGGAAGAAGGGCGCGTCGGAGGCGCCGGTCGGCGCGCCGAGGGGCGCGTCGGGGCGCCCGTCCCCGGTCACTCGCCCACCCCCAGCGCCTCCGCGATCGCGACCAGCGCGGCGCGGTGGCAGGCCCGCCAGCCCTCGGTGAGCGGCGTCGGCGCGCGGGGCGGGGGCCGCGCCCGGCCGGAGCGCGTCCGGCTCGCCGCCCCAGACCTCCAGGTCCTCCCCGCCGTCGCCGGTCCAGACGGCGGCGACCAGCCTCCCGGTGCCCGCCACGTGCTGCGGGGCGCGGTGCCCGGCCAGCCGGGTGCAGGAGAAGCCGCCCGCCTCGGCGGGGCAGTGCGGGGACCGCCGGGCGTGGGGGACGTCCCGGTTGGGGTCGGGGTCCCCCGGCCGGTAGCTCCGGTAGACGGCGCGCAGGGCGGCCTCCCGCTCGCGGAGCAGGGAGGCGCGGGCGGCGAGGCCCGCCTCGGTGTAGCACCAGGAGGGCGGGAGGTCGTGCTCCCCGTCCGGCGCGCGCTCCAGCAGGCCCCGGTCCAGCAGGGAGGCCCGGACGAACGGGTCGGTGGGGTGGACCGCGCCCCGGCCGTCAGGCCCGGCGGAGGGGAGCAGCAGGGCGGCGCGCTCGGCGGCGGAGAGCGGGGGGTCCAGGTCCAGCGGGTCGGGGGGTCCCCCGTGTGTCTGGTCGTCGGCGTCGTGCATCGTCGTCGCGTCTCCCTCCGGTCGTCGGTCTCTCGTGGTGGTTAACCTACCAGAGGGGAGGGGGGCGCGTCCAGCCCCCCGGGGGGGCGCCGGGTGCCTAGGGGGCGTCGGGGGCCTCGCGGGGCGCGGCCAGGTCGGCGAGGGGGGCGTCCAGGCCGGCCAGGTCCATCGCGCAGGCCCGGCAGGAGGAGTCCGGCCAGGGAGGCGCGCAGGTCGGGGAGTGGACCAGGGCGGCCCGCTCGGGGGGCGGGGCGCAGGCGTCGCAGGAGTGCGCGGGGACCAGGGTGGGGGCGGCGGAGGGCTCCAGGTCCAGGGGGGTGACCGAGGGGACCAGGGGGTCGGAGGCCCAGGAGGCGAGCTCGCGGGCGGTGGCCTCCCGGACGTGGACTCGGGTGGCGGGGGCGCCGCAGGCGACGCAGGCGACGCAGGCCGGTGGGGGTGCGAAGGGCATGCCGGCGAGGGTACCCGGGAGGGGAAAAAATTTGGGAAGGCGAGGCGGGGAGGAAGAGGGGGGCGGAGGGGGGCGTGGTTAGTGGACATGAGGAAGGAAGAGGTAGGTGGGGGTGGGGTGAGCGGCCCCCTGGCCCCCTGCGAGTGATAAACCAACATCTACAGCGCGCGCTTAGTGATCAACAACCAACGAAGTTGATCATGCTCGGCCCCTTGCCAGCTCGGAGGCGAGCGTGGTAGACTACTCACACAGACCGAGAGACCGAAGGAAGACACGATGAAGATCAAGACGAGAGCGAAGGCCCTGGCCCTGGCCCTGCTGGTCGTGGCCACGTCCGGCGTGGTCGGCGGCGCGCTGTTCACCCGCCACACCCTCGCCTCCACCGGACAGCACGTGACCGCGCACGACACCTGCCAGACCGAGGACAGCCCGTGCTGGCGCTCCCCCCAGGGGCGCCACGTGGACGGGCAGGGCGGGCACTACGCCTGCACCGACAGCGCGCTCCCGTGCTACGACGAGTGGGTGGCGGGCTGATCATGAGCACCGTTGCCCACTACGGCCTCACCCACGGCACGACCGTCTACCACCGCAGGCTCGCCGTCTACGGCGTCGTGCACGCCTACGGCGTGCTCACCGCGCGCGGCCCCATGGCCGAGATCAGGTGGAGCGGCCCGATCCCCAGCACGGAGGCCCTGACCGCCCTGGTCGCCTCCCAGGTGATGGCCCTGTCGGGAGACCTCCCCCGCGCACCCCGCCCCCGGATGGACCGGCCGGCCGTACCGGCCACCTTCCCCGACGGCGTGCGCGCGGGGCGCGTCACGCCCCGCAAGCCCCGCTCCCGGGCGCCCCGCACGGGCACCGAGCACACGTGCAACGGGGGCAACGGGCCGATGTGGGGGCGCAAGCTCCCGGGCTGCCCCCGCTGCGACGAGCTGCTGGCCGGGGCGCCCGCCCGCACCTGGGGCTAGGTCCCCCGTAGAGGATCATGAGGGCGCCCCTTGACGGGGGCGCCCTCCGTGTTGTAGACTACGTACATGACCGAACGACCGGAGGACGCGATGACCGAGACCACCACCCTGCGCGAGATGGCCCACTGCCTGGCCGTGAACGAGCCGGACGCCACCTACGCCGAGCACCTGTCCTTCCTGCAGGAGGCGGCCGCCGAGCTGGGGCTCTCCGAGGACCCCAACGCGGTCCTGAGCGACGAGGACGCCACCACGGTCCTTGAGGCGCACGCCCGGGAGACCGAGGACGCGGACGACGCCGGGGACGCGGACGCGGAGTACGACCGGCTGCGCGACGCCGAGCTGGGGCTGTAGGGCGAAACGGCGCGGCCCCCTCCGGGGGGCCGCACCGTCCACGGGTGAGGCCCGTGCCGATGAGCCCGAGACCGACGACCGGAGGAAGCCATGCCCAACCACCTGAACCCGCGCCAGCGGCGCGACCTGCGCGAAGCGCACGCCAGCGGCGACGTCCGCGCCATCAACGCCCTGTCTCGCCGCCTGGCCCGCCACCCTCGGCGCACCCGATGAGCCCCGCGGAGCGGGAGGCCTACTGGACCTCCCGGAGCGACGCGCACGGCCCCGTGGCCACGCCGGAGGGGGCCGGCCTGGCCGACGCTGACTGGCAACGCGGCTGGGAATGATCGTGAGGCCCGGGGTTGCGCGCCCCGGGCCTCCTGCTGTAGACTACGTACATGACCGAGCGAACGGAGACCGCGATGACCGACTACCCGCGCCTGTACAGGCAGGCGATCCAGCTCGGGCCGTTCCCGAAGAACCCCAGCGCCGACGAGGTGGCGGCGGTGATGAGGCTGGTGACCGAGCTACGGGGCGGCGACTGGCACGCCGTGAAGTTCTCCGGCTTCTGGATGGTCGTCGACAAGGCCTCCGGCCACCGGTGGGGCGGCGTGGCCGGGCAGCGGACCCGCGACTTCCCCGCGATGCTGGCGCGCGGGTGCGGCGTCGCCGTGGTCCTGGACCTCCCGACGCCGTAGCCCGGCCCCCCGCCCTCGAGGGCCTCTCTCCGGAGAGGCCCTCGGGCGCGTTTCGGGGGGTTGCGCGCCCCTCGGGACGCGTGGTAGACTACCTGCAGACCGAGAGACCGGAGGAAGCCATGATCTACAGCATCGGCCACAACATCGCGGGATACCTGCCCGAGAGCGACGCGGAGTGGTTCGCCGACCGCGCGGAGGCGGTCGCCCGGCTGGCCGACGCCATGCGCGAGTACGCGGACCGCGACGACGAGACGGAGGCAGAGGCCCTGCCGACCGACCCGCAGACGGCCCGCGAGCACGGCTACGTCGTGACCGAGGACGGCATCGACTACGGCGACGACGAGCCCTCCATGCGCGCCGAGGTGGACGCCGTCCTGCGGGACGACGGCCCGGACGGGTTCGTCGAGGGACCGTGGGCGGCACACGTGCTGGACGGCAATCTGCGCGTGATCGCGTTCTGGCTCCGCGAGGAGCCGTTCGATCCGGAGTACGCGTACGTCACCCTTGACGGCGTGCGCGTGGAGGTCGAGAAGGTCGGCGGGGGGACCGTCGGCAGGGCGTACGAAGGCACCTGGCGCTACGTGGCGCGGGACGCGCACGGTGACCTGGTCGCGTGCGGGATCGACTTCCAGTCCCGCGTACCGATGAAGCACGCGCGCGTCGCCCAAGAGGTCCTCGAGACCGTCCTCGAGGAGGGCTGATCCCAGCTCCCCCGCGAACGGCCCCCGGAGACGGGGGCCGTTCTCGCGTCTCCGGGGGCTTGCGGTCCGGCCCGGCCGCGTGGTAGACTACCTTCACCAGCACGGCGGACCGACCGAACGGAGACCGAGAGACATGACCACCCTGAAGAGCCTGATCAGCCGAGACGGCGTCGTCGCGCACGTCGACTACGGCACGACGTACACGGTCCCGCCGGCCTTCCGGAGCGAGGGCGCGAAGACCTGGACCGTCCGCCTGACCCGCAAGCGGCGGCAGATCACGGTGCCGTTCTTCACGGGGTCCGCGATCACGCACGACCCGACGCCGCACGACGTCCTCGAGTGCCTCCTGTCGGACGCGGTAGACGGCGAGATGATCTTCGAGGAGTGGGCGGAAGACCTCGGGTACGACGCGGACTCCCGCGAGGCCTACGCGACGTGGAAGGCCTGCGGCAAGATCGCCAAGCGCGTGCGGAGGTTCCTCGGCGACGACGAGACCTTCGAGGAGTACGCCTACGCGGACCGCGACTGAGCTACCCTCACCCCCGAACGCCCCGCCGTACCACCCTCGGCGGGGCGTTCCCGCGTCTAGAGGTTGACGCCGGGGCGGCGCGTTCGGTAGACTAGCCGCAGAACGACGGACCGAGGGAACGGAGAACGCGAGATGTGGATCGAGACCAGCCAGCTCCCGGAGGCGGTGCGGACCGCGCTCGCGCGCGTGAGCTACGGCCGCAGGGACGTGGAGGTCAGGATCGCGCGCGACCTGGTGATGTCCAGCGCGAGCAGCAGGGGGCGGCGCGCGTTCGTGCTCGTGGTCAACCTGTCCACGGGCGAGGTCGACGGCCGGTACGGCTCGTGGGGCGGGGAGAACCCGTTCTGCCCGACTAACCCCGTGGACCGCGATCAGAAGGCCTACCGGCTCCCGCCCAACGGCGTGGTGGTCCTCGGCTCGCAGGGCTACCCGCAGACCTTCCTCACGCTCTACGTCTCGCCCGACCTCATGGACAAGACCATGCTCCCGCCCGCGGCGGAGGAGCTCACCAGGGAAGAGCTGGACGGGATCTACGCGCACGCCTGCGTCAAGGGGGGCGCCTACCGCCGGGAGGAGCTGCGCCGGCGCGGCGTGCGCGCCGAGACGCTCGCCGACCTGGTGCGGCGCGGCTACCTCTCGGAGAACCGCGCGGGTGCGCGCCAGGTCACCACGGCCGGCCGGAACGCGCTCGGCGACTACCGCAACTGAGCTTACCTACCCCTCGGCGCTCCGCCCTCTCCGGAGAGCGGGGCGTCGCCGCGTCTTGACCCGGCCGCCCGCCGTATGGTAGACTACCAGCAGACCGAGATCGAGCGAACGGAGACCGCGAGACATGAGCGCCCCCGAACCCAGCACCCGGAACGTGACGGCCGCCTACCGCCTGGCCAGCGTCGACGACCGGGTAGAGGGCAGGAGCTGGTACGCGACGGCCCGCGCCGTGGCCGAGAGCCTGGACCCGGAGGACCCCTCCCGCGCGGCCGCCGTGATCGCCGTGCTGTCCCCCCGCCTGTCGTGGCGCAAGAACATCGAGGCGGCGCGGGACGCCTACGCGGGCCGCGCGCCGCGCGTCATCGGCGCCAACGCGCGCAAGGCCGAGTTGATCCTCGCGGGCGCGGACCCGGAGGACGTGGTCTCCGGCCCCAAGACGCGCGCGTTCTGGCGCACCATCGCCGACCCCAGCGACCCCCGCGCCGTGGTGGTCGACCGACACGCGGTGAGCGTGGCCGTGGGACGGAACCTCGACGACGCGGAACGCGGCCGCCTCCTCGGCAAGGTCGGCGCCTACGACGCCGTGGCCGACGCCTACCGGCGCGCCGCCCGCATCCTGTCCCGCGAGTACGGCACCCAGCTCTCTCCGGCAGAGGTCCAGGCCACCACCTGGCTCTATTGGCGCCGGGAGCGCGCGGCCGCGTTCCACGGATGACGAGACGAGACGAATGACGAGAGGAAGGCACGAGATGAGAGACGAGCGACGGTGCGAGGCGTGCGGCGGACGCGTGCACAGGCCCACCTGGGGCTGCGTGCGCCCTACCCCGGTGGGAGTTCCCCGGAGGTAGCGTCCCGATCACGCCCCGTGCTACGCTGGCCAGCGTACGCCCCGGTGTCAGGCTCCGCTCCCCCGAGCGCCCTGCCCGGGGCGCCGCTCTGTCCGGGGGCTTGCGCGGGGGGCGCCCCGCGTGGTAGACTAACAGCAGAGCAAGCGAGACCGAGCGAACGGAGACCGAGGACCATGACCGGCCAGAGCACCGTCATCAAGACCGTCACCCGCGTGGAGCGGCTGGACAACAGCCGCAACGGCACCCCGCGCTACCACATGCACTTCGAGGACGGCACCGACGCGCTCACCCAGAGCGACTCCGCGTGCGCCTACGAGATCCAGAACCAGTTCGTGTCGGGCGAGACCTTCGAGCTGGGGCTCACCCGCGCGGGCCGCGTGTGGAGCATCCGCAAGGTCGCGCCGATGAACCACGGGCAGGCGCTCGGCTACCTGGAAAGCACCGTCGCGCTCTTCCTGACCCGCCAGGCCTCCCGCGCGGAGCTGGAGCGCGCCCTGAACCACATGCGCTCCGCCGTGGAGCTGCACATGGTCGATCCCCGGTGACCGAGCCCAACTGGGCCGGCGGATGGCGGCCGGTCGGCTTCCGGCCGGCGCCGCCCGCGCCGCCGCTACCTCCGCCGCCCGCGCCTGATCGCGCCGCACGGCGCGAGTCTACCACGCGACGCCCCCCGACCGCGCGCAGGCAGCCGCCGAGCAGGGGCCAACAGGCCTCGCTCGCCGCTCTGCGCGTCGGGCTGGACGGCCTCGCCAGGGTCCTGCTGATGCTGATGCGCCTGAGCTTCCAGGTCGTGTCGCTGGCCCTGCGCCTGCTACTGCCCGCGATCGGCGCTCAAGGGGCCATGAAGAGGGTCGGCAGGTTCTAGCCGGCCCCGCCGCGCCGGGACGCCCCGTTCCGGTACGCCCCTGCGGCCGCAGACGGCCCGGGAGGCCCTCAGAGGGTGGAGACACCCGGAAGGCCCTCCGAGCCGTCAGCGGCGCCGGCAGCAGGCTCTAACAGGGCGCGATGCGCGACGGAGAACGCCAGCGCCCGGGACTCCTCGGAGAGCTCCAGCGCGTCCAGCGCCCGGCCCACGGCGTCAGCGACCAGGCGGCCCTCCAGTTCCACCTGCCTGACCAGGCGCTCGGCCACGCCGGCGTCGATCGCGCTCTTGGCCGTCTTGACCAGCAGCGCGCGCTCCCGCCTCGACTCGGCCAGCCAGCGCATGACCGTCGGGTCCGCGTCGCTCCCGTCCGCGGCGTCGGCCGCCCGCTGCGCCTGGATCTCCGTCCACTTCACGCGGTGCGCGGCCAGGCGCACGGCCAGGTTGAGGGCCTCCCAGGGGCCTACGTCCAGCTCTCCGGCCAGTCTCACGGCTACCTCCCAGGCCCTGTGCGCCCTCGGGCCCCCGTGCGACGCGCAGGGGCCGTATCCGGCGTGGGCGGTGCGCTCGCCGGCCGGGTTCTCGCAGGTCCGGCCGTCCGCTCGGCGCGTCTCCCAGCCACACCGCACGACCAGGCGGCGCGCCTGAGCCATCCGGCGGCGCTCGCGCCATTCGTACCCAGCCAGCCAGCCCACTCGAGTGAGTCTACCGGGACGGCGAGAAGTCGATCTTGCTGGAGGGCAGAAGTGGATCTTGTAAGACGGGAGAAGTTGATCAGATGTTGATCTTCAAGTTGATCTTGCAAGTCAAGAAGACAGGAAGACAGGAAAAATCGACCTTGTTCTCCGGCTCCCGGAGCCCGCTGTCACTCGCTCCCCCCAGACGCGATCTGCGCCCCCAGATAGTTCACGTAGACTGACGATCCCATGTGCGTTTGGTATATGTATTTGTTGTCTTTGTTGTCTTATTGTACTTAAACAACACTACATACAAACACTATTACCTGGTCACATAACGTCTGATTGATTAATACCAATCAAGAC